TCAGCTTCTCCACGGGCTCGGCTGGATTGATCTCGTATACGCCCCAGCGCTGGCGTACTTGAAGATGTGCTTGAGCAGGGCCAGCTCGTGGTTGGCCTGGGTACGGGACTGCTTTCCGCGCTTGTCCAGGTAGGCATAGACGTGGTGGACGTTGATGTCCTCTGGCTCGCAGTCCGCAAACACAAGGCGCAGGCGCTTGAGCTCGGCCCGGTTGGAGCTTCGGGTTCTCTCCGATGGTTTGAGTGGGATAACTTCGGCTTCGTATCGGTCGAACAGCCGGCCCATTCCCGCTTTAGGGAACAGGCGGCTTTCCCAATGCTTGAACGCCTCTCGTGCTTCTTCCTCATCGGTCCCGAGTTTGATCCACGTCTTACCTACCAACTTGGCCTGGCGGGGGTTGCACTTATAGCGCCAGGCACCATCCTTCCAGTAGACGCGCGGGATACCGATCTTGCTCACGATGCGAGGGCTCCAAAGTTGGGTTCACGTTTCTTTCGATCCGACGACGCGGTGCCGCATAGCACTTCTTCGACGTGACGCCGTCCGACCAGAGTTTCGCCAGCAGCATTGACCAGCCAGCGCACGCCCATTGCATCAAGCTGCTCACGCTGTTCCTTGCCGCGGCGACGCCCGGTGAGATGCTCCAGTTCATCGGGCGTAAGAAAGAGGTCCGATGCCATGATTGCCTCCTGACTGGCAGTCCTAAAAGGGCCGACCAGGGCCCGAGAAACGCGAAAACGCCTCGGGTGGGCGGTTGAAGTACGTGGTGAGGGGGCGGGAACGCCGCCCTCGGTGGTCAGCCGATCAATGTGGGGATTGGCATGGCCGCGATAACGGCACAGGCTGCCGTCGGCGCGACGACATCCAGGACAGAGTCACGGGACCAGCCTTTCACCAAGGCTCCCAGGCTGGATGGGCAGCTTTTCGCCCCACACCCAGCCGCGACGAATGCCCAATTTGTACTCGTGCTGCGTGATCTCCCTGGAGGCGTAGAACGCCACTCCGACGGCGCCGGCGGCGGTATATCCAATGAGCTGCCCCAGGAGCAACTGGATGCAGGCCGCGATGGCGGCATGGGCGATGGCGGTCTTGATCATGCTTCTGCTTTCCTCATTGGTTGCTTGGTCTATGGCATGGCTATGCGTGTTGAGGGATATCCCTCATTTGAAAGTTCGCTCATCCCTCTATACTGAGATGGTCAACCCACCAAGTACTGGAGATGGCCATGACTAACGCAAAAAGTGATGATAAGCGTCCAACCCCAGATCCTGCTGAGGACAATGCGTTTTTTCCCTCCCCCTTTTCGTTAGGCCAGTTTACTTCATCAAAATCGGACCTAAGTGATGCGGAGTATCCTGCTCCTTACACTGGCGGTCGTTGGAAGGTTTTGATGGTTGGAGCGGATGAGCGATATTTGCTTACCGACAACGGTACAATGTTCTCGACTGGAAACCATCCAGTGGAAACGTTGCTGCCCATGTATCATCTGGACAAGGCCGGCTTCTCTTTCGATGTGGCAACGCTTTCTGGGAATCCAGTGAAGTTCGAGTACTGGCGATGCCATCAGAAGACGAAGAAGTTAAGGGATTTTTGAACGATATCGAAGTCAATTTAAAAATCCGCTAAGTCTTGCAGAGGTTGTCGAAAAAACCCTTGGGGATGACTCTGATTATATAGGAGTTTTTATCCCTGGCGGTCACGGAGCCTTGATTGGACTACCCGAAAGCGAAGACATGAAAGCCGTCCTTGAATGGGCAAATGACAATGACAAATTTGTGATCTCATTGTGCCATGGACCGGCTGCACTACTTTCAGCGGGAAAAAACTCAGGATTCTCAGGCTACAAGATCTGCGCATTCCCCGATGACCTCGATTCCCAGACTCCAGATATGGGTATATGCCTGGTCATCTAACGTGGAAGTTTGGTGAAAAGCTGAAAGAGCACGGCTTCGAAATTGTTAACGCGGATATATCGGGAGCTACACACCAGGACCGAAAAATGTTGACAGGTGATAGCCCTCTTGCTGGAAATAACCTTGGAAAGCTTGCGGCTAAAGCTCTTCTTGATGAGGTTGGTAAAGAGTAAAGCCTGATGCCAATGGGTGAGGTGGTAGAAACTGCTGTTAAAATTGAAGGCTGCCAGAGTCTGGCAGCCATTAAAGAGGCTGTGCGTGATTTCGCTAAACCGTACGGATATGATCGTTATGTGTTGTACTCTATATCATCAGCGGATGATGACGTTGTAGATAGGATTTACTGGGTTGAAGGTGACTGGTTTGGTAATGATGAATCGGTTGATGCTATTACCTATATTCGCCATTGCCCAGTTACACGGCACATAGTGGAAACGGATAAACCTTTTTTCTGGACTAAAACTTACGGTACAGATGGTGAGCGTTATCGTGTCGTTCGCAAGCCCCAGGGAAATGGTATCCATGGACTGCAAATACCAATTTTTGGTCCTCATGGGCTTGAAGGTGCCATGAGCTTTGGTGGAGAAAGAGTCGATTCATCCTCGAAGGTGCGTTTATCAATAAACTTAGTGGCAATTTCTGCATTTTTTTCGGCCCGTAATCTCATAGAGCTGCCCAAAGGTGAGGGAAGTGGGAGGCTTTCGAGACGGGAGTGTGAAGTGTTGGCATGGGTTGCAGCCGGCCGCCGACAGGCTGATATTGCAGCTACTTTGGGACTGTCCATAAGAACGGTAGAAAACCATCTCCGACGAGCACGCCGCCATCTTGGCGTGATCACTACTGCCGAAGCTATCAGGATAGCGATTCGAAACGGTGATATTGATGGATAGGGTATAGTAGACACTGGTTAGTCTTTGAATAATACATAGCGTTATCTCTTGGCTGCGACGAGAACCCATGACGGAGGGGAGGCCGGCATTGCCCGCACCTACCGCGCATGCGGTACCGCCATCCCACCACTCTGGCCGGATTGCCAGACGGGTAGCGGGGTAGTGCAGGGGAGTTCGGCGCGTCGCCGCTGCTCGTGGATACTGGGTACTACTGTTCTGACTGGCCCGTCCTGGCGAGCAGCCTCGGTTCAGTCAGGCGGATGGTATGAAGGGCTGGGAAGCCCCGAATCTGGTTGATTACTGGGCAGCCTGAGCCTGGCGGATCTCGGACCGGCGAACCTCATAGGCATCGCGTGCGACGCCCTTGTCGTCTTCGGGGAGCTGTTGGGCCAAGTCCGCCGCTTCGTTGAGCTCAGCCATGGTGGTCGCTTGCTTGATCTGCTCGCAGACCTGGGCGCAGTTGAGGGCTGAGCCGGGGCCTCGGATTCCTGTTGTGCCTCGTAGACCTCTTGAGCTTGTTGGCGTTGTTGAGTCTTCTGGCGGCGCTGAGCAGCTTGCTTCCAACACGGCTGGCGGTACGGGCACGCTGTTGCTGGCCGCCGCTCGACGCTGTCTCAGATGAGGCGTTGGCCTCGGGGTGATGTCGCGCTCCTCCTCAGCCATACGAATGCCTTTCAGCTCCGGGGTGAAGGTGTCGCGCAGCGCGAAGGCCCGAGCTCGCATCTGCATCATCCGTTTCGGGTACTGCTGCCAGGGCCCTTGTTTACCGACGAGACTGGCGTCCTGAGCGTCTTTCATGCTGAAGGTGTAGTGGGCGACATTGCCGTTCGGACGGCGCCGCACGGTGCAATGCGCGACAGCCTGCGCGCCTTCGCCCTCAATCCACTCCTTGAAGTCGGCCTCGGACCAGGCCGGTGCCGCTCGGCAGATGGCGAGCATCATGTCGCCCCAAATGGTGGGGCGGCCATTGATGACCGCGATGTTCTGGATAGCCTGCAATGCTGGTAATCCCCAGCTCAACGCCGGTCTGCCAGGCAATCATCACGTTACCGGGCTTGCCCCTGTAGTCCTTCGGCGCCAGGTCGCTCTGGGCGATCATGTCGGACATTCGCCAGACATCATCGAAGTTGCGCGGTGTCATGGCTTTCATGAACTGGTTGCGCACTTCGTTGGTGGCCAACTCGACGCCATTTTCGGAGCTGGTTTCAGCAGGAGCATGGAAGTCAGGCTCTTGAAGGTTCTGCTGCTGTACAGCTTCAGCGGTTTGAGTATCGACAGTCATGCGGCTTCCCCTTGCTGGTCAATGGATTCCGTGTCCTGGGCGGTTAACTGGTCCTTTTCGGCCTTGTTCATCTTCCCGTAGCGAATATCTACGTATTCGCTGGCTGCCACCTCGGCGGTGTAGGCATCTCGCTTGACGACCTTGCGGCGCATGACCTCGTTGTCGCCAAAGGTGGCCACGGCGGCGTTGCCCATTCCCGCCAGGAGGTGGGCACGGGCTACCCGGGCAGTGGTTTCCAGCTTCTTGATCTCGGCCTTGGCTTCTTGCTCCACCTTGCGCCAGTGATCGAGCTCGGCAAGATTGACCATGCTGCCGTCAGTGCCTGGGTACCGCCGTTTGAGAATGTCAATGGCCTTGGGATGCTCGACGTCAATCTCGGGCAGCTCGCCGCGCTGGATGGTGGCCCACAGGTCGCCCTCCAGAGCGATCAGGTCGTCGATCAGCTCCTCGTCTCGCGGGATCGGGTACCAGCGTGTTTCCCAGCCTGCGATGGTCACGACCAGGAAGGCCCACTCATAACCGGTGACCGCCAGTTGGTGCTGGATCTGGATGTAGTAGTCCTCCGGCACCTCGCCAGACGTACAGAGTCCGCCTGTGCTGTTCACGTTGTCAGGCTTGCCCCAGCCTTTCGCGAACTCCACGTTCTTGAGCTCCGCTACGCCCGGCCCGGAAACGGCGCGCCCCATGAGCAGCTCGAGCCAATTGGCTTGAGCATCGGTAACGCCGACAATGCGGCGATCAATGTTGGCCAGCATGTATGGGTGGTCAGAATGAGCCTGCATCCAGTTGTGGTTCTGGACATTGAGGCCAGTGAACTCGGCGAACCGCGCAGCGGTGACAGGCTCCATCACGTGGCCCATCTCCATCTTCTGCCGGCGCGGTACCGGCTTCCGGCTCGTCGTCCACCATGCCGAGCTTTCGTTCGGCGATCTCATATGGGGTGCGGTGTTCGCTGGCCCCGACGGCAGCAGCGGCTTCACTGGCGCCGATGCCGAGTGTGCGCAGCTCGAGCCAGACATCCTCCGGCATATCGATAGTGGCGACTCGGCATTGGCTTCCAGCTCCCGGCGTGCGGTTTCGAATGTCATCGTCATAGTGCTATTCTCCTTATTGATTCGTTGCAGTACGGATCTCCATAGCCCGCATGCCTGTTGCGCCAGGTATGCGGGCTTCTTCATGCAGCTTCGCTTTCCTCGGCGCGGAATTCGGCGAGCAAGCGAGCTTCGTCGTTCAGCGTCACTTTTCTTTCCAGCCATTCCGCCAAACGCCCTCGGCGGTCGAGGATGCGGTACTCGAATTCCACCGGCTCTGATGGCTCGGCGTCTCCGAACCCTGTACCAGTGATGCGCATCGGGCGTGCGGCACTGTAGTGCGTGACCTCACACAGGCAGGGGATGCCGGCAATGTGGGTATGAAACGTCACCGTGACCTCCTGCTGATCCAATAGCCGACAAGAAGACATGGCGGCACGGTGATGGCGGCCAATGCGGCAATCAGGCAACGAATACCGTCGTTCCGACCAGCCACTCCGGCGCAGAGGTGGGCAGCAACCCGACTGCCAGATGGCGGCGTCTCTAAGCGGTTCATCCCATACCTCCTGCAGCTCTCGCTCGAGCCGCTGTCGTTCGTGCCAACGATCAATGTCGATGATCCGGCTGTGCTCCGATGCGGCGCGGTCGATCTCGTCGCGCCGGTCCTGTTTGGTCTTCGGCTCCATGTCGTTACCTCCTCTGGTCGAGGTACCTAGCGGATACCTGAGCGACGGCCAGGCATTTGCTAGAGACTCGAAAAAAAGGCCGCCGGGGAGGCGGGCAATACGCAGGGGAACTGAGGGAGTGATGTGGACCTGGCGGTCACCACATCGAGAAACGTCCTGACGCCACAACGGCGGAAGGGTCAGAGACCTGCAGCGCCAAGACGCTTCTCGATGCCGCCCGCATTCTCAGCCAGGCGGAAGGCTATTCGCCGCACTGCGCAGCGGATCGCGACCGATACTTCGACAGCTCGGTGGGGCGTACTCCCAGCGACCTCTCGCGCTCTCAACGCTACGGGCGGCTGGGCTCATCACCTTGTTAAAGAGCCTCGACCCGGCTGCGCCGTGTCTGTGTGCATAATATGGGTAAACCCATATTTCATGTCAAGGGCATTCCCATATTTGAGTGATAAGCTTGGAAGGCTCCGCTTGGTAGCGGGTAGGGAGGAGGGCAACTCAGGCCTGGTTGCGAGGGGATAGGTGGATCGGTAGGATCGGCGCCGCCGATTGACGGCAACTATTAAAAAACCAATTACGCAAGGGAATACATGAAGATCAAAACACTGATGGCCGCCACCAGCGCGGCTGGACTGCTGTCGCTCACTGGCTGCGCGAGCATTGTGGGGGACACGGAGCAATCCGTGACCATCGACAGCACGCCTTCCAACGCCGATGTGGTGATCACGGATGAGCGTAGCTCCGAGGTCTTTGAGGGGGAGACGCCAACCACGGTTACGCTGAAGAAAGCCGACGGCAGCTACTTTGGGGGCAAGGACTACTCTGTCACCATCAGCAAGGACGGCTACAAGAGCCGGACTATGGCGATCTCCAGCACGCCGAACGGCTGGTATGTTGGTGGCAACCTGCTGTTCGGTGGTCTGATCGGCTGGCTGATCGTTGATCCGCTGACCGGTGCCATGTACAGCTTGAGCCCGGACGAGATCCGCGCCGATCTTGGCGATAGCGTTGCCAAGGCTGAGGATGGCAGCCATGCGCTAAATGTCGCCCTGGTCCAGGATGTGCCGGAAGAGGTACGGCGCGATATGAAGCTGGTTGGCCAGTTGTAAACGGTTTATACCCAGCGCGAGATGAGGCCTGCGTGAGAGCGTGGGCCCTCTCTGTATCTGGGCCTGAACCTGGGTAGGCAAAGAAAACCCGCCCCGAAGGGCGGGAAGAATCGAGGGTTCTTACAAGGGAAGCGACGCCATGAGGAGGGGAGCAAGGAGTCGAACCCTAGATTGGTTCACCTCATGGCGACAATTAGCATCCTAACATTGTAGATGCGTGGTTGGGTAGTGAGCTGGAAGCAAAACAGCCGCCGGGGTGGGCGGGCTGGGAGGCTAAAGAGGGTTACCCGTTACAGGCGCACCCTGGCGGTTGGTGGCACCTGTAGCTACGGCTGATACATGAGTTCCCGCATGCCTTGCCTTTACGACAGACGCGGCAGCAGCCTTGGGCGATGAGCAGTTCGCCCGAAAAAGCCTTGTATGACGGCTCGTTGCAGTTGGTGCTTTTGGCATCAGCTACCTGATCCACCTGTGTGGTCTGAGGGGAATCTAGCTGGTCTGGAACGTTGGATGGTGGCGGGGCGGCAAAGACTGCGGTGGATAGCAGAATTGTGAGTAGCGTTGTTGCTAGTTGTTTGATTTTCATGTTCATTCCCTGCGTTTCTGCATGTGCAAGGCGGCACATATGCCACCTAAAGTCACCCTAGTGTCTGCTTAGCTGTACAGAATGGATAACCATGCCTCATGGACAGGTCTGAAGTGAATAATAAAACCTACTTTAATGAGTTATTAAAGTATGAAATCGCTTTATTATCATTAGCATAGTCATAGATATGTTAATAAAGAGAAATGTGGTGGCTGCGGTCAAAAATGACAAGAGGTATTCCATAAAGCCACACTCCCCTATAGACTTTGCAAACATCTCGGCAAATGCCACGACGACAATGAAAAGTGAAATAACTATAGTGAAGCAAATGTTTTGATAAAGCTCCCTAAGTAGGTTGAGTTTTCTGTTTTTTTCATCCTTTTTGGATGGCTCTTTATGATCCTCAGAAAGGAGTTTCGATTCTTGATCATACACGAGGACCAAGACACTCATTAGTAGTGCCGTAATAATGGCGCCAAAGTTCACAGCGAGGGAAAGCAGGTCGTCGCTTAGCACATTCTTAAAATATGCTAAGCATATCGACGCTCCAAGCGGCGCAATAAGGAAAGCAAAAATGTCAACAAATGATAGCTTCTGCGAACTGTTATCGCGAAGTGTCGAAATGTGCTGTAAGACTATCGAGCGACAGTTTAACTTTTTTGACATATGTAGACTCCTTGAGATGAGTACAAGGATTGGCACATTTCGTTAATAACGCCCACGAGCCATTTTTGCATTTTTTCAAAATCAGGCATGCCATCTATCTTTACCATTTCTTCTTCAAGCTCAAGCTTGACAACTGGGACTCCCGCATTGCCTGATACCTGAAAAGTCCTTCTATTTCCGTTGACCTCAACAACAGCTTTAACTTTATCGCTGTATTCTTCTAGAGCACATACACCCTCAGGCTTATTGCTTCTAAAATTCCTAAGTTTTCCAAATGTCTTCTTTCTCTTGGGTTTTAAGGTCAGTTCAGCATGCTCATGACCAAGGCCGCTAATTTCATCAGAAATGTCTGAGGGTGTTTTGAACCCGGTAGCTTTAATTTCTTTTACCTGGGCATCCAGCCACTTCTGAGCTGCTTTCTCATAGCTTAGACCATCAAATCTCAGGGTTAAACCTGTTTTATCTTTAAAAGCATCTCTCAACCCGCTAGATAGAACAGTTTTCACTCCATGATTTCTGATGCTGTGAAGCGCAAGGATTGCTTCGTCTTTACCATGTGGTGCATAGAATAAAAACATTCTCTCTGTTACATCAGCGTCGGATGCATTCTTGGTAAATCTATGATCTCCAGTTCGAGCATCTCTTATTTTTCCAGAAACGCCATACTGACCAGCATTTAAGATTCCAATTATACACCGGCCAGCGCTTATCTTCCAATAATTCTCGACAGAAAAAACGGTTTTTTCCCTGTCGTCCACGACTAGATCTTCTTTTTTGTTATCTTTTAAAAATTTTTCAACAACGTTGATGATGTCTATGCCATTGACGTTGTCAAGAGTAGCCAGCCTGTTTTCAGATCTCTTGTCTCTATAATTGATAGCGGAAACACAATATAAGCTTACAGTATGAGTTGCCATTATTCTTAATTCCCTGTTCCCTTCTGTACTTGATGGATAAAATAATTCCCACACTTTTGCCAGCCTGGCATTCACACAGGAATAAATTCCCTTGGCTCTTAATATTTTATGGCTTCATTGTTATAGTGTGGGATGTTGCTGCTCAGCAACCAAGCATCACCGTGGATGTATGCTATCCATGCTATTACCGTAAATCTCCAAGCTTCATGAAATCCACGATAAGCTCTCGCAGATATTTAGTCATCAACCTCGGGGGTTCTGAGTCACAGCAAGCCGATCAGTCGAAATTCTCCCACCAGAAGACGCGACCGATCACCCGGGGGGCGTCTTCCGCATGCATGTCATAGACTCATCGGGATATTCGTCGCTGTTGTCGCTGACCACCCGGAGACGGTCGATCGGCAGCCGGTATAATCGCTTGATCCGTAACATCCCGCCGTGGTCGAGCGCGTAGATCTTGCCGTCGATGATGTGCTGAGTGCCTTTATCGATGCCGAGGGTCGCGCCATCGAGGATGGTGGTCTCCATGGAGTCACCCTTGGCCACAGCCAGGGCGGCGTTCTCGGGCTTGATCCCTTTCTTGGCGAGCTTCGTCAGGCTGAAGCGTTCCTGGCTCCATGGTTTTCAATGACCTGTGTCCGGCCATTTCCGGCAGCGAACTCAACCTCACGGAATACCGGCAGCATGATTTCGTTCGGGGCGAGTGGCTCGTCCTCGTCGATTACGACGGTATCGAGCATTTCCAGCTCGTCGTTCTTCGGCGATTGCTTGGGCTTGAACTCGGCGACGTTGTCATCCATGTCGCCTTCCCCAGTGGCCAACCAACGCGAACTGACCTGCAGTTCGTGCGCGATCTCCACAACCTTACTGGTTGATTGCACTTTGCCCGTCTCGAGATTCGAGATGGTGGTCTGGTCCAAGCCAGTGACTTCCGCAAGCCTGACCTGACTCATTTTTCGGGCTTTTCGTGCCTTCTTCAGGCGGTCCTTGAGTTCCATCCGGGAAGTATTAGGGCACGCCCATATCCTTGCAAAGGGGAATAACCATATTTACTATTATGGGTATCCCCATAAGGAGCCGAGCCATGAAAGAGGTCTTCGAAAAGCTGGTACGTCATTTCGGTACCCAGACTCAGGCTGCAAAGCGCTTGGGTGGACCAGACGACCATATCCGGCTGGGTGCGCGGTGTGCATGGCATGTCGCCGGCTGTCGCGCTCCGTGCTGAAAAGCTAACCGCCGGAAAATTTAAGGCCGCTGACCTGTGTCCCGCCGTTTTCGGTGATGACCAGGCCGCCTGACTCATCCATCGCCAGCCTGTGAAGGCCGCGGTTACCAGAAGGATCTTGCCCATGCTTTCACACCTTGAATCCGATAGGCGCTGCAAACCGGATGGCGAGCACCTGGAGCATTTGGTGAAGCCTCGATTCACGGACGCCGAATTCGAGCTCATCCAGGCCGAGGCGGCACGTCGCCATGGCGGCAGGCTGGCTCCGTTGGTCCATGAAGCGACGCTGATCGGCATCGAGGTCATACAGAAGCGCCGCCGGGAGCTGCTCGCCAAGCTCGCCAATGGTGAGGAACCGGCGGCAGACCAGCAGAACGAGCTGGAAAACCTGCTCGCTGAGATGGCTGAGCGTCAGTTTGCTGGGAACAGCATCGATCAATCTGAAACGGCCTGAAAGGGCCAAGGGGTGACGCGATGTTGAGTCGCGAATCGCTGGGTCGGGTGCTGGAACGCATGTCGCCCGAGTCACAGAGTGCTGCCGTCGCGAGTCGGCAGCTCGGGTATAAGCGTCGAGGACGTTGTGCTCGAGAAGTGCCTGGCAGATGTCGAAGGCCAGCTTTATGCGCTGCGCCGTCGTCGGCCAGAGCTGCGGGTAGTGGAAGGGGGCCGGGCGTGAGTCCGGCTTTTCGATGCAAGGTCCTGGTAGGCCTCGAAACGAATTGAGCCCGGATCGCGTGGGGCGATACCGGGCTCGGGATGCAGCTAGAAACAGGCTAAGGGACGCAGCAGGTAAAAGCTACAGGGGTGATTATGGCTAACACCGCAGAGATTTTCCAGTTTCCACCATCGACCAGGAGGCAGCCCCGTGTGAGGTCCTGGCGTATCAACGAGATCGAAGAAGAAGCCTGATCGAGTTACCGCCTGAAGTGGAGCGCCTCTATCAGCATGGCATCCGCAAGCACATGGACTATGCCACGGGCATTACAGCAGAAGCGTCGCGTGTCGATGGACATGTTCCGAGAAGTCGTGGACTACCACCCTCCGGCCGGATCGCGCGAGAAGGCACGAATTCACTCGCGGCAGCAGATCACCCGGATGCTCGACAAGCTCGAGCTGCCGGATTGATTGAGCGCCTGCACCGGGGAAAGGGCGTCAAAGCCGCCATGGAATTCCGGCTTCCATTGGCCTGTTCAGACCTCGATGAACACCGAGCCGAGAGCGAGCCGACAGGAACGAGCCGAAAGAACCCGCATTCTAGAGCCTCTGGCGAGGCAAACACCGAGCAAGGAGCGAGCCGGGAGGAGCGGTCCACTTCCGGTAGTCCGGTAACCCCTCTCTCTCCTGACGGAGAGAGCTTTGATGCACAGCAGGCTAGGCCGAAGCGACAGCGACGACAGTGGGGTGAGCCCGTGGACCACGAGCTGACGAACGAGATGGTTGCCGCTGTGAGCGCTGACCTGGAAGCGCCGGTGAAACACAACCCTGACGGCTGGGCCAATGAGTTTCGTCTGATGCGGCAACGCGACGGTCGCACCGTCGAGCAGATTCGATACCTGATCACCTGGACCGCAGAGCATCACTTCTGGTCCAGCGTGGTGCTCTCGCCCAAGAAACTCCGCGACAAGTGGGACCAACTGGCCAAGCAAGTTCGCGGGCAGCGCAAGCCGGCGACACGCCAGGACGGACGTCTGGGCATGGCCCAACCGCAGCCGCAGGGCAGCTACACGCCGACCGACATGGACAACCTGCCGGACTGGATGAGGGATTGATCATGGACAGCCCACAGCAGACTGACATCGGCGCCTATGAACGCATGAGCCAGCACCTTCGCCAGACACTGGCCAACCAGGCCCAAACCCGGGAGGTGCGCTGTCAGGTGCATGGCGACTTTACCGCAACGCTGATGCCAACGGGAAGTGGTCGGATTGCCTGGATGCGTCAACAACGACATCGAACGTCAGCGTCGGGCCGAGCACCAAGAGCGATCCACGCAATCCCGCAATGCCCAGCTCGAGAAGCTGCGCGAGGGATCGATGATCCCCAAGCGTTTCCAGGGACGCACGCTGGCCGGCTTCCTGACTGAAGGCCATGACCGTAAGACGTTCGCTTTGGCCGCATGCCAGAAGTACGTCGAGCGTTTCGAGGACCGATTGGCCCAGGGCGGCGGCATGGTGCTGACCGGGTCGGTGGGCACTGGCAAGAGCCACCTGGCGTATGGGATCGGCAACGCGCTGCTGGACCAGGGCTACCGGGTCATGGGCATCGACGTCTACGAGCTGGTCGATCTCATCAAAGAACGGGCCTTCGACCGCAAGGATGGCACCAGCGAGCGAGAAGCCATCAAGCGTTCGTAGCTCCCTTGGATCTGCTGATTCTGGATGAGGTCGGCGCTCAGCTCGGGACCGACTGGGAGCGCCTGATGCTCTTCAAGATCGTCAACGAGCGGTACAAGGCCCAGCTCCCCACCATCATCGTCAGCAACATCGATGCCAGTGGGCTGGCCGACTACCTGGGCGAGCGAATAGTGGATCGGATGCGGGAAGGCGGCGGTATGACGCTGGTGCTGGATTGGCCCAGCTACCGGGACGCCGCGTGAGGACATAGAGGAGGCCATGACCATGAGCAACGTGACCAACATCGCCGATCGTCGCGGCAACCGTCTGACCAACCCGCATTGCCAGCATGGTAGGACCTACATGGTCCTGCGAGACTCCCATGCCTGGCTGCACCTGCACGAGATCCGCCAAGCCATCCTGGAGCGCTTCGGCACGATGGACAGCGAACCGGCTATCAGTGCCCGCATCCGCGAGATACGCCGCGAGGATGGCGTGAACATTGCCAGCTATGAGGTGCCCGGCGGACGCAGCAAGGCCCATGTCTACAAGTGGTTCCCACCGCACGATGACGGCGGTAAGGGGGCGGCCTGATGGGCAAGAGCAAACGGCCACGGGTCTACATGCGGCCCGCAAGCTGATCGACCCAGCCACCGGGCAGATGGTGGGAGCGTTTATGCCGGCCGGCGCTGCTGACGCGAGCATCGTGCGGGGGCGCGGGTATAAGGATGGCGAGCTGTTACGCGCCGACCTGTTCCTTCCCCGGAACCCGGAATTCCACCGACTCGCCCACGCCCTGGGCGGACTGGTCGCTGAGAACATCGAGGGATTTGAAGGACTGGACCATCACCAGGCCATCAAGCGCCTGCAGGAGAAAAGCGGCGAGGGTTGCGAGATCACCCGGACGGAGATGCCTGGCGTTGGTGTCCTCGAGCACCGAGCTCCCCGATCCATCGCATTCGATGAAATGGACCAGGCCGAGTTCTACAAGCTGATGCGAGCGCTGTGCCGTTTCATCGCCAGCGAGTATTGGCCGCACCTCGAGCCCGAGCAGGTCGAGGAAATGATCGAGCTGATGCCAACGGAGGCTGCCTGATGTTCCCGAGACTGAAGCCGTACCGTTCCCGCGCCTGGTTGGCGAACGTCCATGAGATCGAGAACTGCGTGTTGTGTGGCAGGCCCGGCATCCAGGCGGCGCACAGCAACCAGGAGCGGGGGATGAGCCAGAAGGCCAGCGACTGCCTGACTGCAGCACTTTGCCCCGAGTGTCATCACGAACTGGACAATGGCAGGCACCTGAACCGAGACGAGCGCCGCGCCCGCATGAACGAGGCTATCGTGCGCACATTGGACCAACTGGCCCGACGCGGTCTGGTGAGGGCGGTATGAGCGCATTGGCATGGATTGGGTGGGCCGTCCTGTTCGCGGTATCGGTATTCGGTGTGGTGCTCGGCAACCTGTGGTGGGTGACGAAAGACATGGACGACCAGGGCGAGGAGCGAGACGACCGATGAGGCTATTCATCCCGTATCTTGCTACCAGCACCAACGTGGGCACCCGGCAGCACTGGAGCAAGCGGAAAGAGGAGGTCGATGCATGTCACCTGCTGGTCCGCAACGCCGTCCGGCGCGCAGGCTGGGACGCATCAACAGTCGGGTCGATCTAGCGTTTACGCCGCGCTTGGGAAAAGGCGTCCGGCGCCGGGACACCAGCAATTTCTCGCTCAACATGAAACACCTCGAGGACGGGCTGGTGGCCGCCGGCGTGCTGCCTGATGACCGGGGCCAGTATGTGCGCCGGGTGATCCTCGAGCCGCCGGAGATCGACCGCAAAGCCGAAACAGGCACCTGGGTGGAGATCATCGAGGTATGAATTGGGATCGTGCCGGCAAGTATCACATCCAGTGTGGCGAGTACACGATCTGCCGGACGTACCACAGCGGCACCAAGCTTTTCACTCTCTGGTACGGCAATGAACGGATCGGTATCCGGCACACAGCAAAGGAGGCGATGGCTTTGGCCGAGAGCACGAAACGGGGAAACGAAACGGAAGCGAAAAGGGAAACTGCAGGAAACGGGGGCAGTGATGCGGTACCTGAGTGCGAGGCAGATGATCTTTGATGCTTACCGTGCCACCGGTAACAGCGTCATGGCTGGGGCGATTGAGCAGGCCAAGCTCGGAGCCGATGTGCAGCGTAGCCGGCGGCGGGGCAATGACTGGAGCATTGTGCACGGCTGGAGGCCGGGGCCGTCATTAGTGCTGTCGAGAGCCAACCGGCCCACTTGCAGGCATTGGCCCGGTACTGTTTTGGACCGTTTACGCGGGATGAGCTCGCTGATGACGTCGAGACGGTACAGTTGGCGTTGTATCGACAGCTTCTGGAAGATGGGGTGCGTCTGCTGGCCAGGGAAAGGGGAAGCCGACAGCCCAGCAGTTGGAAACGTTACGATACCTTTGTGCAGCGGCACTGTATCACCACGGGGAGACAACGTATCCTTATCGTCGTTCGGGACTTCCAACTCCTAGGGCTGTGAGAAAATGGATCTGGGGAGAGCTGGGAGGCTCTATCTGTGTTCATTACTGGAAACGTCATGATAGAACAACATGGGGAAATGTATGGGTGAGGGCGCTGGAGAAGCTGGACTGGTGGGAATACCTATCTTTGTCGAGACTGGTGGGTCCGATTGGGAAGGTTTCTTGATACAGGCCATTTTTATGGTATCAGGCGCGATTATATCTGCCCTTGCTGGATATGCTGTTAGCGTGGCCAATCAGGTCAGAGCTAAAAAAAGGGCTGAAATCTTGGTTGTTTCAGAGGTTCAAGATATTAAAGACTGGGCAAGAGAAGCCTGTAAGACGTATTCAATTTCGTGGAAAAGTGCGAAATACGCTGATTATAAGTTAAAGGCTGGTGAGAAAATATCCAAGGACCTTGAATTTCCTTTTCACGAGCCTATGCTTTTGTTAGGGATAGAAGAAAATGCTTCCATTTATCTTGCGGGTAAAGATTATCGTTACCGGCTATGGTTGAGGCAGTTGATAAAGAAGTATTATAAGTGTTCAAAAAGTTGTGAGTTAGCTGAAAATGAGCCTCTGCCTAGCGAATCAAGTGATGAGATACAGTGCACGGAAGTATAAAGGGTTAGAAGTCTACAAGAAAGCAGCTATAGATGCAGCTTTGCTCTATTGGAATGCAAAAGTCTTGGCTGACCGGGCCCATAAAGATATCCCAACCAGTTGGTCTATAGATGAAGAATTTGATTATGTCAATCACGCTTTGGCTGAGGTTGAGAGTGAGGTAGGGGTTGAGTTGCCGCGACAGTGAGCAACCTTGCACACTGCCTAAATTCTAGGTAATCTAACCGCAGTATTGATAACTGCGCCCTGGCTTCCGAGCGGGGCGCTTTCATTTGAGGGCCTGCCCTGCTGGTACCTGGCGAAGGCTCCATCCCATAGCTACGCTGGAATGCGTGTCTTCTGACACGCATAACCAACAACATGTGGAGCCAATCTATGGCATTACGCAGGGTTACAGCCACAGGAAAAGATCGCGATGGCGACATCACCAAGCTGTGTAACGGCGGCATGAGCTGGTCTCCGAGATCCAAGGCCAGCGCAATCGATGATATTGAAAGCAAGCTGCACAGCTACTATGTCGAGGATAACCAGGGCGCCGAGCTGATGTCCACGTAGCAGGCTCTGGATCGAACAAGTACCTTCGGACAGATCCTGATTCGTCTTGCTCCAATAACCTCGATAACTTGCCCAACTGCTAGGAAGACCGAAAGTGCACATGGAGGCTCGCCACTGGCGGGCCTTTTCTTTTTCTCCCACGCCGTGAGGCGCCGGAGTCCTTATGCCACGCATTACTCCCCACGAGGCCGGAGGCGGCAACGTCTGCGCGCTACTCGATACGCTCGCGTATGCCGAGATCGGGCCGGACATGCTCGCAGCGAGCGACGACGGCTATGACGTGCTTGTCGGCTCAGTACCTGGTGACATCCACCTGTTCGCGAGCTATGCCGATCATCCGCTGCCCACGGATGACCTGGCGATCGAGTACTCTCCTGGTGTTTTCAGCACGGCGGCCGGCCGGTATCAGATCCTGAACACCTACTGGCCGCACTATCGCGATCAGTTGGGACTGCCCGACTTCGGGCCCGAGAGCCAGGACCGATACGCGATTCAGCAACTGCGCGAGCAAGGTGCATTGCCGATGATTCAGGTCGGTCGCTTCTCAGTGGCTGTCGAGCGCTGCCGGAACATCTGGCCAGCCTGCCAGGGGCAGGGTACGACCAGCCCACACACGAGCTTGAGGCGCTACTGCAGGTCTATGTGAACGCGGGGGGCACGCTCGCTGGTCGTGACCGAGACTGGTACGACCGGGTAGTGAAGGTGGGAGGCGCCTGATGCCATGGAAGGACGGTGGATTCTGGTCAGCGCTACTCGACTGGCTCTCTCATTGGCGCCAGGACGTATTGGTTGCCTCTACGCAGGAGTAGCGTGATGATCGGTTTGCTCGCGAAGATTGCTCATGAGGTTAAGCACGGCCACCGAAACCGTTTCGTGACTCGCCGGCTATGGTTGGACGTTCCAGCCCTAGCGGCCATGGTGGCCGTGGCCGCCGGCATCAATGTGTATTTCGAGCTGACAGGCTGGCCATCGTCGGCGGTGGGTGTCGCCTGCGGCTGGTTGGGACCACGCAGCATCGACATCTTACTGATGGCGGTGGCTGATCGTGTACGTGGAGGTCGGTGATGGGATTGATCGAGAAAGCCTGGGCGCGCTCACAGACCCGCTATTCGACGTGATCGATGAAGCTGTCACCGACAAGGACGAGGCCAATCGCCTGAAGTCTCAGATCAAGACGCGCTTGATCGAGTCGCGCGACTCGGCGATGAAGGCCCGTATGGAGATCATCCTGGCGGAGGCGCAGGGCGAGAGCTGGATTCAGCGCTCATGGCGTCCGCTGCTGATGATAGTGATCGTAGCCATCATCGCGAACAACTACCTGCTGGCCCCGTACCTGAGCGCGATGTTCGGTACGGGCCTGCAGCTCGAGCTGCCCGAGCGCATGTGGGATCTGATGACGCTGGGTGTTGGTGGTTACATCGCCGGCCGGTCCGGGGAGAAGATCGTTCGCGGTGCCACTGGCAAAGGCTTCATGGATGCGGTTAAGGCAGGGCGGCGGTGACGTGTGAGAAGTCAGGTCGTGAGCTTGATGAACCTGAAAACCTCAACGTTTTCTTCGGCTCGTGCTGGATAGCGGTTCATTGATTGAGCGGAGGTATGGTGGCAGCGGGCGATACGGACTGTAGTCACTTTCGATAGGTGGATATGCGCTTTGCTCGCTTCCGCTCCAACGAGGATGATGCATTGCAACTGGCTCATCATGCCGATCAGAGGCTGGAGATAGCTCAGGCCCATTTGGACTTCCTCGGCTGAGCCACGACGGATACGTGATTGGTCAGCATTACCGAGATACCACGGTATCAAGTTCCAGATCGCGATTTCCTCACGCGCAATGTCGGCCTTATGTAGCTGTTCCCGCATGTTGCTTGCTGAGGGGTCGGGGTTATCGAATGACACCACCCCGGAGCGGACAGCCTTTGGGCCAGGGGCTTCCATAAGGAACAGATACTTTGCTCGCTCATTCCCGTTCTGAGTCGAAACCAGGCACTTCTCTGGTTAAGTCTTGATCGGATCGGATGCGGTCTACCAAGGATTCGAAGTGCATAGGGCCCCTGCTCAAGGTGGTTCTGATCAAGCCTAGATGATGTGCTGCCAATCCGTTCTTTGGCCAGCCATTTGAGAATGTTTAATCCTTCGCGCATTGGTGAGCGCCCGTCTGTACCACACGCAGTCTCAACACAGCCTGAGTCCCGGGGCGCTCATCAATGCGAATTCCCCGCCATGGGGTAGGGCCACGCCGTGAGGCGTCGCCCGCTTCCGCCTGGCACGTCGTGAGACGCCCGGGCCCTACATGATGGAGGCGCTGCCCGCGAGGGCACCGCATAGCAGCTATGGCAAAGCGACACGACTGGGAGGCCGTTGAACGGGACTACCGGACGGGACGGTTCAGCTGCAGCAGTTGGCCGACCGCCACGGCCCGAGTAAATCGCAGATCAGCAAGCGGCAACCGCCGAGGGATGGGAAAAGGACCTCACCGGTGCGGTACAGCAGCGTACCCGCGAGAAGCTGAGTCGCCCGGAATCCGCCGCGCCGGATGTCCCCGAGGCCGACATCATCGAGCAGGCGTCTGACGAGAACGCCGCTATCGTCCGGGGCCACCGTGCCGCGCTGTCGCGCTGGCGGCGCATCGCCGACCGCTTCGCTGACAGGCTCGACCAGCAGCTCGAAGCCGGTGAAATCACGGTTCAGCTCAAGAGCGGCGACCTCGCCTCGATCGATCTCCCGTTGGACTATATCGCCAAGGCCATGGGTGCCGGCACGCAGGCCGTTGATCGCGTCATCCGGCTCGAGCGCCAGAGCTATGGCATGGACCAGGACGACGCCAACGACCAGGAAAAGACCTTCGAAGAATTGATGGCCGAGGTCGCACCGGATGAGCCGGAGTGACCGGGAGCGTGAGGTCAAGCGCGCCGAGGCCTTTCTACGTGCGCATGCGAAGGGGCGACTGACCGAGAAGGCCGATCTGCTCGAGGCCCTGTCGCTCAAGTGGTTCCGGCTCAACGCGCTGTACAAGATCAAGGACAAGCAAGGCAAGGTGCGACGCTTCCGGCCCAATCGGGCTCAGCGGCGTCGCTATATCAGGCGCCACGTCCGCGACATCATCCTCAAGGCGCGACAGCTTGGCTTCACCACGTTCGAGATGATCGATTCCCTGGACGACTGCCTGTTTCGCGACAACTTCGCCGCCGGCTGTATCTGCCACAAGCTCGATGACGCGCAGGACATCTTTCGTAACAAGGTGTCGTTTGCGTACCAGAGCATCGATGACGCCTGGCACCGCATCTTCAAGATGCTGGGTATTCGCATCCCGCAACCGGTGAGCGATAAGAGCGGCTCCGGCGCCTACGTCTTCGACAATGGCTCCAGTATCAAGGTCAGCACTTCCTACCGGGGCGGGACGCTCCAGCGGTTGCATGTCAGCGAGTTCGGCAAGATCTGCCGGCAGTACCCGCACAAGGCGCAGGAGATCGTGACGGGCGCCTTCGAGGCCGTGGGGCTGGGCAACCAGATCACGCTGGAGAGCACGGCAGAAGGGCGAGAGGGCTACTTCTTCGACTATTGCCAGTCGGCGCAACACCTGCAGGAGCTGGGGCGCAAGCCGACATTGATGGACTTCCAGTTCCATTTCTTCCCGTGGTGGCAGGAACCGGCTACCGACTCGATCCCGAGGGAGTGTTGGTACCGCAATGGCTGCGGGAATACTTCGAAGACCTGGAGCACAAGCACGGCATCGCGACCGATGCGGCACAGCAGGCGTGGTACGCCAAGAAAGCCGAAGTGCTCCAGGACGACATGAAGCGGGAGTATCCGAGCACGCCGGCCGAGGCATTCGAGCAGAGCATCGAGGGCGCCTACTACGCCAGCCAGATGCGGTTCCTGCGCAAGAACAAGCGCATCACCGCCGAGGTGCAGGTAAACCCGTCGCTGCCGGTCTTCACCGCCTGGGACCTGGGCATGAACGACACCATGGCGATCTGGTTCGCGCAGATCGTCGGTCGCGAGATCCACCTGGTGGACTACCTCGAGGGAGAAGGCGAGGGTATCGAATACTACGCCGACGAGCTCAACAAGAAGGGCTATCGATACGGTGGCCACTTCGGGCCGCATGACTTGGCCGTCCGTGAGCTGGGCACCGGCAAGAGTCGCGCCGATGTGGCTCAGCAATACGGGATCAAGTTCGAGGTCGTGCCACGTATCAGCAACCACGCTGAGGCGTCCAGGCGGTCCGCAACTTCCTGCCGATGTGCTGGATAGACGAGGACGCCTGCGATGAAGGCGTGAAGTGCCTCGACAACTACCGGAAAGAGTGGGACGACAAGCGGGGCGTCTATAAGGACACACCGCGCCATGACTGGGCATCTCACGGGGCCAAGGCGCTCGAGACGTTGGCCCGGTCGTCCATCTTTCAGCAAACCAACACACCCACGCCGCGCCTCAGAAACGCGAACGCTCGGGCTGGGCCGCGCATACCTGACCACCGCCGCGAGGCAGAGGACACCATGCCGGAGATCATCACCACACCGGACGGCGACATCAGTCGCCGGGCTGGCAACACCGCCTATCGTCTCAACGGAATGACCCGCGCCGAGGTGACGGAGTTGATGCGCGACGCGGCGCGCACGATTGCGGAACAGCTCATCGAGGCGGGCATCCCGACGGCGTCTGAGCGCTTTCGCCCGGATGTCGGGCCGGTTCAGATCGACATGATCGTCATCGAGGAACGTGTCACGCGGCCCGAGCCCGGGATGCGGCTGCAATTCGAGGTCGAAGGCGACATGGGCGTGACACTGAACATCAAGCTGCTGGAGTTCGCCGCCGACCCGGCAGGGTATATCCGCGACCTGTTCGCTCAGTTGGCACCAATGCGACGTAACGTCATGCGGCTACGCCGGAACAAGCAAGATGCGAACCGGGCCATCTACGCGCAACCGGGGGCAGCCAATGAGCAGTATGGGGCTGCTACAACATCGGTCGGCGGCGGAGATGCGGGCCGAGGAGGAAGCCGAGGCCCAGCGCATCGCCGAGGAAGAACAGCGCCGCCGGGAACTGGTCGAGTCGTCCCTGGGCGCGCATATCCGCCGGTGCTGGGAAAGCGCCAAGATGGCGCGGCAGTCTGTAGATAACCGGATGCTCGACTGCCTGCGGCGCGCAAGGGGGAATACTCGCCCGAGAAGCTCCAGGCGATCCGCAAGGAAGGCGGGGCCGAGATCTACATGATGCTGACCGCGACCAAGTGTCGGGCGGCAGCGGCATGGATTCGCGACATCATGATGCCGGCGAATGAGCGCCCTTGGGGACTCGAGCCGACACCAGTGGCGGAAGTGCCCGATGCCTATCTGGCTCCTCTGGCATCCCAAATCCGCCAACAGGCCGCAGAGATGCAGCAGCAGGGCCAGCAGGTGGACATGGCCGCCCTGGCCGAGCAGGCCCGCGAGCAACTGCGACAGGCTGCCGAGGATGCCGCGCGAGAGGCGACGGAGCGGCATGAGGAGCTCATCAGCGACCAGCTTGCCGAGGGCTACTGGGATGAGGCATTCGAGGCGTTCATCGACGACTTCGTGACCTACCCGGCGGCATTCATCCGCGCTCCGATTTTTCGGCGCGTGCCAGAGCTGCAATGGCTGGAGGCTGGCGTCCCGTGAAGGGCGAGACTATCCGGCCCGAGTTCGAGCGTGTTTCGCCATTCGACATGTACCCCAGCCGGATGCCACCAGCATTGATGACGGTGCCTTCATCATTGAGCGGGCTCGCTTCACTCGATCGCAGCTCAACCAACTGATCGGCGTGCCGAGTTACAGCGAGGACGCAATTCGCCAGGTGCTGGACCAGTATGGCCAGGGCGGGCTCCGCGACTGGCTCTGGAGTGACGGTGAGCGTGCCGAGCTCGAGGGCCGTGGCCACGAGTGGCTGACGCCGGGTGAGACCATCGATGGGTTGATCTACTCCGGCGGCGCCAGGGCGTGACGCTATTGCAGTGGGGCATCAGCCCGACGAGATCGAAGACCCGCTGGCCGAGTATGAAGTTGAGGCCATTCTGATCGGCCAGCATGTCATTCGAGTGCGCATCAATCGCGATCCGCTTGAACGTCGCCCCTACCACAAGGCCAGCTTCCAGCCGGTGCCGGGGTCGTTCTGGGGGCAGGGCATCCCTGAACTCATGGCGGATGTCCAGGACGTGTGCAATGCCACGGCGCGGGGCCTGGTCAACAACCTGGCGATCAGCTCCGGGCCCCAGGTCGAGGTCTACGAGGATCGCCTGCAACCGCAGGAAGACCCAACCGATATCTATCCGTGGAAGATCTGGCGCACCAAGAGCAGCGTAGAGGCCGGCAACAATCCTGCCTTGCGTTTCTTCCAGCCGCAGAGCAATGCCAGTGAATTGCTGGCTGTCTACGAGCAGTTCGAATACCGGGCCGACGAGTCCACCAACATCCCGCGCTACATGTACGGCAGCGATGAGGCGGGCGGCGCCGGACAAACCGCGTCAGGCCTGTCGATGCTCATGGAGTCCGCGAACAAGGGCATAAAGGATGCGATTCGGCACATCGATCGCGGTGTGCTTCGCCGGGTCATCGAAGCGCTCTGGCTCCATAACATGCAGTTCAGCGACGACAACAGCATCAAGGGAGATGCCAGCGTGGTGGCCAGAGGATCGAGCGCCATGCTCATTCGCGAGCAGACCAATCAGCTACGCCAGCAGTTCCTCCAGCTCACCGCCAACGACTACGACATGGGCATCATCGGCCACGATGGGCGCCGCAAGCTGCTCGACAGTATCGCAGAGAAGCTGGATTTACCTGGCTCATCCCCTCCGAGGAGGAGATGCAGAAGAACCTGGCACAGCAACGGCAGGACCAGCAGGCCCAGCTACGGATGGAGCAAGCCAAGGCCGAAGCCGAGGCTTCCGAGAAGCAGGCGCGGGCGCGCGAGGCGAATGCCGACGCCGCACAGACCGAGGCCGAGACCCAGCAATCGCAGCAGATGGCGCCCCTCGAGCACAACACCTGTTGGCCGAGATCGCCAAGCTGATTACCGAGACGCGAGGACGCAACGATGGAGGGACAGGACTGGAAGGCGCTGGCCAGGCTGGCCGAGTCCCCGGAGGGGAGGCGTCTGGTGGCACTGCTCAAGGCGGAGCGCGAGGAATGCCGCGACAGCCTGGAAAAGTGCCGCGAACCCGCTGAAGTCGCCCGACTACAAGGACGTGCGTCAACGGTGGCCGAGTTGATAGAGAAGCTCGAGCAAGCCCGCGACGTGGTCAACCAGCGCTTTACTCAGTAGCCGCCGGGCTCCGGCCCGGCCTCACCGCAATGCCGCTCATGGTCCGCCCTGGGCGGCATTGTCGTGGGAGCGCTCTGGACTGCAGCCAGAACCCGTTACCCGAGTCGTGAACCCCGGCAAATGCCGGCTCACCCGTCACGCCGTGAGGCGTCACAGGAGCAACAATGTCACTACCCAGGTCCGTTCAGGCCCAAGCCGAAGCCGCCCGTCAGCACTTCGAATCCCAACCCGAGAATCCCGATGATCAGCGTCCCGCTGGCTCGCTCCCGAGGAAGGGCAGCGAAACCCGCAGGACGAGTTCTCGGCGCCTGCCAAGCCGACGAGCCCAGCCCGACGCAACCCGCCGACAGCGCTGACCAGCCCAAGGATGAGCAAGACCAGGGTGCTCTTTATTGGCAGCACCGGTTCAACGTTCTTCAAGGCAAGTACAACAGCGAGATCCCGGCGCTGCGTCAGGAAAACAGCGAGCTCAAGAACACCATCGCCGAGCGAGATCGCCGAATCGCCGAGCTTGAACAACAGCAGCCCACCGGTGGCGCCGATAGCGGTGTCAGCGATGAGCAGCTCGAGCAGTTCAAAGCCACGTATGGCGAGGATCTCGTGGACTTTGTGACGCGGATGGTTGACCAACGCGCCCCGTCAGGGAAGCCAGCCGATACCGGAAACACCCAGGAGCTGACCGAACGCTTGGAGCGACTCGAGAGCGAGAAGCACCAGGATGTGGAAGCCCGATTCTGGATGAATCTGGAGCAGGCTGTGCCGACCTTCCGGGAGGTCAACGCCGATCCGAAGTTCCACCAGTTCCTGGCCCAGTTCGATCCCAGCACCGGCGTGCAGCGCCAGGAAGCGCTGAGCCAGGCCCAGCAGGCCCTGGACGCAAGGCAGTAGCTGACATTTTCCAGCTCTACATGAACCAGGCCGAGCAGGGCGCCAAGCGTTCCGTGCCCGATGACCAGGTTGAGCCCCGCACCACCCGAGCCACCGAGGCCCCGCAGGGGCAGCGGATTTGGACCGGGCAGGAGATCAGCCAGTTCTATCGAGACAAGACAGCGGGACGCTACGGCGCCGAGGAGCTCAACGCCTGGAAGCCGACATCTTCGCCGCCCAACGAGATGGCCGGGTGAGGCAGTAACCACCCGGTCGGCGGTTACCGATTTCTCGCCGCCGAGGCGACAACACGAGGTAACACATCATGCAGGTCCGACTCGCGACGGGAGCCATCCCGATTATTCAAGCACGTCCTCCTCTGGGTTTATTCCCCAGGTATGGAGCGGAAAGCTAGTGGAGAAGCTCTATGCCTCCACCTGCTTCGGCGAGATCGCCAATACCGACTACGAAGGCGAGATCAAGAACAAGGGCGACACGGTGGAGATCCGCACCACCCCGTCCATCACGATCAAGGACTACGTCGTCGGTGGTGGTCTCAACTATGAGAAACCCACCAGTGACAAGGTCGAGCTGCACATCGATAAGGCAAAGTATTTTGCCTTTGAAGTCAATGACATCGATTCCTATCAGTCCGACATCAAGCTGATGGATGATTGGTCGGATGATGCCGGCCAGCAGATGAAGATCGCCATCGACACGGTCATCCTCGGTGACGTGTACGCCGATGCCGCACCGGAGAACGCCGGCCAGATGCCGGTGTGAAGTCCGGTTCATACAACATGGGCGAGTCTGGTGCCCCGGTATCCATCACCAAGAACAACATCCTCGACACCATCGTGGACTGTGGTTCTGTCCTTGATGAGCAGAATGCCCCGGATACAGGCCGCTACATCATCCTGCCGGCCTGGATGAACGGCATGCTGAAGAAGTCCGATCTGCGCGATGCCAGCGCCATGGGCGACAGCACGTCGGTCTACCGCAACGGCAAGGTGGGGATGCTGGATCGGTTCGACGTGTACGTCAGCAACAACCTGTCCACTGTCACCGACGCTACCACCAGCAAGAAGGCCACCAACGTCCTGTTCGGTCACAAGAAGGCGCTCACCTTCGCCTCTCAGATGACCAACATGGAGAACCTGCCAACCCGCAGGACTTCGGCAAGCTGGTCCGCGGCCTCAACGTCTTCGGGTACGAGATGATCGACCCGAACGCCGCTGGCCATCTCTACGCCCAGCGCGGCTGAAACGCCTGATCCGGGTGAGCCGGGCAAGCGCCACCCTCCGGGGTGGCGTTTTTGTTTCCAGACAAGAGGGCAATCCCATGTCACTGATCGAACGCATCGAGAACGCCGATACCAAGGATGAGTTGGAGAAGATCGGCAAGGACGAGCTGGGCGTGGATGTCGATAAGCGGAAGGGACTCGAGACCATCCGCGTTGACCTCCAGAGCCTGGCCGAAGACCGGGCGTCTGAGGGACAGGACGAGACGCCAGCCCAGAACGACGCGGCGTCGCCCAAGGAAGACGAGCCAGAGAGTGCCGACACGTCCCAAGAGGCACCCCGGCATCGAAGATGGCTGACGCTGAGAAAACGCCGGATCAGGCGAGTCAGCACCGGCCCAGGAGAAACCCCGGTTGCTCCGCCATCGCGGCAACGGCCGTGTGTTCACCTATAGCGCTGCCCTGGCTGCGAAGCGCGATATGGAGGAGGTGTAAGCCATGGCTTTGACCACGGTGGGAACCGTCATCAACAACGCCAAGCTGGTGCTGCAGGAAGTCACGTCGGCCGGCACCCGCTGGACCAACGAGGAGCTCATCGGCTGGCTGAATGAGAGCTATCAGGCGATTGTTCAGATCAAGCCGGATGCCTCGACCGAAAATGCGTCACATGAGCTGGCCGAAGGCACGCGACAACAGATCCCGGCTGATGGACTCCGGCTGATCGACGTCGTGCGCAACACGGCCTCCGGCAGCAAGAAGATGGGCATCATGGTGGCGTCCCGTCAGTCGCTGGATACCACCCGGCGTGGTTGGCACGCTGACCCGCCCAGCATTGATATCGAACAGTACATCTTCGATGACCAAGACCCCACGCGCTTCTATACCTATCCGCCGGCCGCGACGGGAGCCGAGGTGGAGATCATCTACTCGGCCGTACCGGCGCCGCACGATGTCTCCCAGGGGCTCGAGGGGCTGGCGAACGAGGCGATCAAGCTGAACGACAGCTATGGCCCGGTCATCACGGATTACATCCTGTATCGCGCCTACTCCAAAGATGCCGAGCACGCCAAGAACCTGAATCGCGCCCAGCTCCACATGGAAGCCTACATGAACGCGCTGGGGCAGAAGGTCGAGGTGGATCGGTCGATCTCGCCGAACGCTCCCGACAATTCGTCCAACCCGACTGGCTCGGTGGGACGGACGAGGGGCTGATCCATGACGCTGGATGACCTTGTTCACCAGGTGGTGCAGGACGTTCCCGAGCGCCGCTGATGACGATTCGCGATGCCATCACCCGGATGGCGCGTGAGCTCTGCACCGAAGCTGACGTGTGGGTGCAGGAGGGAGAGCCGGTAGTGGTGGCTGCCAATACCGCTAACCCTCAGATCGTGGCATCCAGCGGCGAGCCGCTGCGCATCGTCTCGCTCAAGATCGATGGCCGTGAGTGCGTCCAGGGCCAGGGGTTCGACCAGCCCACGCCCACCTCGATCGAGCTATACCAGCGTCCCAAGGCTCGATGCTCTACGGACGCCTGGCGTGCCGGCCCGCCAAGGGCGACATGCCGCCCGCTGAGGTGGTTGATCGCTGGGATATGACGATTGCGAACGGGGCGCGCTGGCGTCTGCTCATGCTTCCCCAGCCTTGGCGAAATCCTGAGCTCGCCAATTACTACCACCAGCAGTATCTGGCCGATGTGGCCACGGCCAGGCAGAACTCCCGACTTGGCCACGCCCGGGGCGGCGCGCGTGTGAAAGCTCGTCGTTTCATCTGACCGCAACTCTGCGACTTACCGTGAGGTAACTCCCAATGGCAGCATTCTCAGACTATCTCGAATCCGGCATCCTGGAGCACACCCTGCGCGGGACCACGCTCCCGACGCCGTCCTCAATCTATGTGGCGCTGTTCACCAGCGATCCCACCGACGCCGACACCGGAGATGAAGTCCTCGACTCGGCGTATGTCCGGCAAGACGCCGCCAAGGGGGACGTGATCTCCAGTGGCTGGACCACCCCGACCGACTCCGGTGACGGCAAAGTCAGCTCCAATGCCAAGGTGATCCAGTTCCCGCCCATCGCCGATGGCAGCGTGACCGTCACGCACTACGCGCTCTATGACGCCCAATCCGGCGGCAACATGCTCTATCACGGTGAGTTCACCGTTGCGAAGACCCTGGAAATCAATGATGTGCTGTCTGTAGACATCGGCGGCATTCAGGTCATCCTCCGCTAAGAGGGGTAGGGTATGTTTGGGCCCTCAACGGGCCCGCTGAATGGCGGCGGGGCAAACGGCCTGTGGCTGTACGGCGGTGTGCTGTCTCTCGAGCCGGTGGCAGATTCGACGGCGACACCGCTGCGTATCAAGCATGCTGCCGGCTCTCTATCCGCGACAGCCGATTCAGTAGGGGCATCCACGCGACTGGCGACTGGCTGGGGGACGGCGGCGGCTGCGGCGTTCGCCGACGCTGAGGGCCATGAGCTGGTGTTCGTGTCGGTCAAGTCCGCCACGGTCGCCGACACAACGTTCGCGTCCTGGGCGCATCGCCCAATGAGTGGCATCACGGATGCCGAAGCCGCCATGGATGGTGCCGGCGTGCGCCATGCCCGGATGTCGCATGCTGAGAGCCAATCAGAAGCTGCAGCGACTGGAGACGCACACCGGATCACCCGGCGCCCGTTACCAGCCGAGTGAGTCTCTGGCTGTCCTTGATGCCAGTGCTGACCGAACTGCTGGATGGCGTCGAGCGCAGCCGAAGCGTCGGCGACGCTGCATTGTTATGCCACATCGCCCGCATCATGGAGGGGCAGTCCGTAGCCGAGGCGGCGTCAAGCATCGACTACGAGACGTTCTGGCAGGCGTCATTGCGCCCGCTGCGCACGGCGTCGCTAACTTGGCTGGCGGAATCCCGGCTCGACAGACTGCGCGTTCGCCAGCGGTTCGCTGAGGCTCGCACGGTAGTGCGATCAAAGTCTCGGGCTCTACCGAACTCCAAGATTGGTCGTGGTTCGTTATGGCTGGAGTCGGAATCCCGCCATGTTCCGGGCACCCTGCGCCTGTATCGCAACCACTATGGTGTGGCGTCCAGTAGTGCCGCCAGTTCGGCGGTGCCGGCACGGATCAGGCATGTCAGCAGCACCTCGATCGGGGTGGCCAAGTCCCATATCGCGCCAGATCTCACGCTCGGCAACACGACCTATTGCTATGCCAGTGGGCGTGCGTTGGCGCTATCCCGACAAGTGGCGGCGGGGCTGTGCATTACCGAGGCAAGCGGGCAAGCCGTATCGGTCAGCGAGTCCGCTGGGCTGTATTTCCAGATCCATGCGTTTACGGGTATCGCATCGGCAGGCGGCGATGTCCCACCCGTTCACCTGACCAGTATCAATCCGTGGATCCGCGCCACGGGCAAGAGTGAAGCGGTGGCGGGGCAATCGGCCTACACGCTCCGTGAGCGCTACATAGGCTGGATGCTCTGGCGAGCGAGTCGCAGCAAACCGCATGGTGCTACCGTCAGGTGCCTACCTGGGACTCGATGGTGGGCACGGCATCGGTGGTCTCGGATATACACCGCCTGGCCAAAGCGCGTGCGAAAGAGATCGCCATATCCACGGTGATCGCTCAGGCCAACGTCTATGGATTGCGACGGCCGGACATCCGGCCACTGGGTGGCACCGCATCTGGCAGGCTTCCGCTCACAAGACTGCTGGATGGATGGTGGGCAAGAGGCGGCAACCGCGACAGGGCTGGGCGCCGCCGTTCGGCTCGCTGTCCCGGCGCTCGCCCCCGAGCCCAATGAGGCTGCGTTCCTAGCCAGCGATCCTGATATCACTCGATATATGCGGGCTTCGGCGGTGGCCGTGGCTGAATCGAGCGGGGAGAACCAGCCTATCGATTCACTACCACGCGAAGCGCCCGTGCCAGAGTCCAAAGTGACGGCGTGGCCCGCAAGACGGCTCGTTTCGTCGATGACCCGGCTTGGGCCATTTCATCGGCAGGTGGTGGCTACGACCTCAATGCCTTTGTGCGCAAGGTCGAACCGACCTCGTTTGTGGCTCGAGCTGAGGGAGCTGGTGATGCCCGCAAGACCGCCAGGTATACCGACGAGGCGGCCTTGGCTTCGGCGTCATCCCATGCTGGCTACACTCGCTTCGCCTACCTGACGCCGCAGCCTGCGATCAATCGTTCCGTGACGACGGGGATGCCCCATCTCACCCGCCGCATGCGGGGCACGAGCATCTCGCGGGCAGAACCCACTGCCTATTTCGCTCGCTACCGCCCCGCGAGTGGCCAGGCCCGTGCCTCGGCTCGGGTTCCGGTGACGATCTACGTCTGGCGGTTCTTCGAGATGCGTTTCCGAGGCGACGCTGATAGCGGCGGTGAAATGCTGCGCATCACCTTCATCGAGCCTGCCCGCGTTGCGGAATCCTGGGCCGAAACAGGCCGTGTCTCGTACCTGATCAATCCCGACTCGCCGGCACCTGACCGCCGGACCATCACCCTGATGCCCGGTGCTCGCGTCATGTCGGTGCCTGCGTCCGTGAGGGAGTACCAAGTCGCATGAAGACGTTCAAGAAGCAGCCCCGCGACCACCTCGATTACGACATCGACCTCTCCGAGTGGATGGCTGAGGGCGATGAGATCGAGCACGTCGAGGTCACGGCACCCGACGGCCTGGAGGTGACACAGGTGGGAATCGAGCCCACTCGCGTGAAGCTCTGGATCAAGGGCGGCACGGACGGGGAGAGCTACAAGCTGTCACCGCTGATTTATACAGAGAGCCGCATCAAAGAGGTCGATTTCATGATCATCGTGGTGGAGATGTAACCCCATGCAGCTTTTCTTCAACAACGCCCGGGCGAGGCTGGCCACGGCCATCGATGATGCGACGAACACCATCGAGGTATCTGCCCGGTAAACCTGCCGACGTCGCTCGGCGAGAACGAATGGTTCCTGCTCACGATCTTCGCCGACACCACAAGGTACGGCGAGAACATCGAGATCGTGCGCGTGACTGACATCTCGAACAATACGCTGACGGTGGAGCGTGGGGTCGAGGGTACCGCTGTCTCACATGGGGCCGGGGAAAGTATCGAGGCCCGGGCGACAGCGCGAACGATGGATCGTATTCGGGCGCGGATCGGAGAGACGTCCCTGGTGAAGGCCAATGCGCCCCTCGATGACCGCCTGCGTATGGATGGGCTGGCCTATCGGAAAGTCGATTACCCTGAGCTGGCCGCCATGTTCCCGGAGACATTGCCCGCCCAGGAGGTGGTCAGCGGCACGCCATCGCTGCCGACATGGGGCGAGGGGCAGCTTTCAGTCCTGATGGCACGTTGCTGGCCATGGCGCATAACGGTTCGCCTTATCTGACCATCATCAATACGTCCGACTGGTCCGTGGTCAGTGGCACGCCGTCGCTGCCCAAGTCCGGGTGGGGCGCGGCTTTCAGCTGATGGGGCCTATCTGGCCATCGTCCATGAAGGAAGCCCCTACCTGACCGTTATCGACACGTCGGACTGGTCTGTAGTCAGCGGCACGCCGACATTGCCCGGCACCGGGAACGCAGTTGCGTTTGGTTCCAATGCCAATGGCACCTTCCTGGCTGTCGTGCATGACGGCGCTCCTTACCTGACCATCATTGATGCCTCTGATTGGTCTGGGGTCAGTGGCACGCCGTCGCTGCCCGGGGAAGGTGAGGATGTTGTATTCGAACCCGGTGGCACTTACTTGGCGGTAGCGCATCGGGAGTCTCCCTACCTGACCATTGTCGCGGCTGCCGACTGGTCAGTGGCCAATGTCGCACCGACATTGCCCGGTATGGGAAGGGCCGTTGATATCAGCCCGATCAGCGGAATCATCGCGGTCGCGCATAACCCAGCCGATTTTAATAGTGACGATACCCGCTTCACTGTTATCGACCCGAGCGATGACTGGTCTGTGGTCAGTGACACGCCTGTCATTCAGTCGAGCATCGCGGGCGTGAAGTTCGGCCCGGATGGCGCTTTCCTGGCCATTGGACATTATGGCGGCGCTACTTGATGGTGCTCGACGTCGCTACCTGGTCAGAGATCGGTGGTACGCGGTCGCTTCCCAATTATGGGGAGACGATCGCCTGGCACCCGGATGGCGACTACCTGGCCGCAGGCTATTTAAACGCCCCGACCTGACGGTCACGGCGAGATCGCCGGATTGGTTCTACCTCCCTGAGTTGAGTTCCCCCCACCCGTCGCTGGAATGGAGAATCAAGGCCCAATGATCGTTTACGAACTCGATGAACAGTCGATCTGGACCGGGGGCACGCACGAGATCGCACCCGGGGAAGGGCGTCCGGCCTGCTGCACGACCATCGCGCCGCCCGATGTGCCGGACGGGCAGATGGCCCAACTCCGGGGGCAGACGTGGTACTGATCGATGAGGTGCCGCTTTCTGACGTCCAGCGCCGGGCCCATGAAGCCCGGGCGAAGGTCAACAAGTGGCGAGACAAGTCGCTCAACGACGGGGTGCCGTACACCATGCCCGATGGCAGGGAGGACACCATTCAGACCCGGCCCGACGACCGACTGAATCTCATGGCCCTGAACGTAAAAGCCGAGGCAAGGGTGGAGGCTGGTGATACCACCCCGATGCCGTTTCGTGGGCTCTCCAACACGACCTACCAGCTCACGCCGGCCGAGATGCGTGACATGACGATGGCCGCGTTGACCCACATCGAGGACATCTACCAGCAGAGTTGGTCAGCGAAAGATGCACTGGTCACGGCCACCACGCTGGATGACGTTGAAGCTGCATTGGAAGGTCTGCAATGACGATCATGTACCCGGCGGTTTCTGGGCGAGCGCCCGCTATTGGACCCACGGCTGCTGCCGGAGAAGTCGGCCCAGGTTTCGCGCAACATCTATCGCAAGCGCGGCACGCTCAAGCCGGAACGGAAGCCGGCCCATGTCAGTGATGTGCCCCAAGTGTTCCGGCCCGCGAATCTGTTCCGCTATACGCCCGGCGATGGGGCGGCGAGCTTTTGGCTGTCCTGGCGCCGGGGCCTGGATGTCGATGTTGCTCGGTCGCCCATCGCCAATGACCAGTACGAACGAGTCTATTGGACAGGGGATGGACCACCCAAGATGGGCGGCATCGATGTCATCACCCAAGGTGATGGTCCTTATCCCTCGAGCTGGTACCAGTTGGGTGTTCCTGCCCCTGAGCAGGCCCCCGAGGTCAGGGAACCCAACAACCGCACACCGCCGGATGATGGATCGGTAGATTGGCCACCTGCCACGACGGTCGAGACGGCTATGTGGTGACGTGCGTCACCAACTACGGCGAGGAAAGTGCACCGAGCATGCCGTCGCCGCTGATCGAGCGCTGGGATGATGCCAGTGACCTCCCCGAGGTGGACATGTGATCGTGACCCTGCCGCCGATGCCCAGCAGCAACAACAACATCCAGGCCATGCGGATCTACCGCACTGAATCGGGCGGCATGTATCAGTACGTGGCCGACGTTGCCGCGGGAACCGGGACATTCGAGGATGACGTGTCCTCGGCTGAGCTCGGAATCGCCTTGCCGTCAGCCGAGTGGGATATGCCATACCCCAAGATGAAAGGGCTGACGACGCTCCCTAATGGCATCCTGGCCGGTTTCTTCGGCAATACCGTGGCATTCTGCGAGGCCTATTACCCTCACGCCTGGCCGGTGAGTTACCAACTGGCATTCGATGATCCGGTCGTCGGGCTGGCCTCCACGAGCGCGGGCCTGGTGGTGCTCACAACGGGGCAGCCATCATTGGTGACAGGCTCCAGTCCGGCGGCCATGTCGCAGATGAAGCTCGACGTATACCAGTCCTGTGTGTCCAAGCGCAGCATCGTGGAAATGGGCGGGTATGCGCTGTATGCCTCGCCCGATGGCCTGGTGGCCGTGGGAGGCCAACAGGCGGAAGTGGTGACGAAAGAGGTGTTCTCGCGCGACCAGTGGAAAGCGCTCGATCCATCCTCGATTCATGCCTATCGCTATGATGGTCGCTACATGGCATTCCACACCAACGGCTGCCTGGCCTTCACGCCCGGTGAGGGAATCGATCGCTATGACGTCAATGCCGAGGGCGGCTACTACGACAGCGAGCGGGATACGCTCTACCTGTTGCAGAACGGCGCTGTCACCGCCTGGGGGGCCGGCAATCCGTTCTCGATCCTCTGGCGGTCGCCCATCACCAACTATCCATCGGGCCGGGCCACTCTGACCTGTGGGCGCATCGTGGCGCACGGTTATCCGGTCAAGCTCCGCATATACGCCGATGGGGAGACCGTCATGGATCAAGCGATAACGGGCCCCGATATGTTCCGCCTGCCGCTGGCTATACGCTTGCACGTGAGTGGGAGGTCGAGGTCGCCGGCAATAACGAGGTCGTGTCGATTCAACTGGCTGGCAGCCTGGCGAGCTGCACTGACGTTTGCCCCCAATTGCCTACCGTGAGGTACGCATGGCTCAGAAAACGCGCCGACGCAGGGCGCTACCCCCGATTGACCCGCAGACGGACCGGCGTCTGCGTCCCTTCCTTGAAGCAGTAAAGGAAATCACGGAAACCGGCGATGGCGTGCGCGGTGATCCCCTCGATCGCAAGCTGACGGTTCGCGACCTGGTGGATTCCGGCATTGGCCGGTTGCACGGCGCCGGCCGTGGCAGCAATGGCGTTCTCTTGCCGGGTGACGCCATCGGCAATGATCCGGCTGAGGACATGGCGGTACCGCCCCGGCCGACGGGGTTCCAGGCCTACGGGAGCTTTGGCTATGTGGCGCTTTCCTGGGACATCCCCGGTGACCTCTATGGCAACCATAGCTTCACGAGCATTTACCGGGCCAAGGAAGACAACTTCGCCAATGCGGTGATTATCGGCAAAGACTCGGGCATGTCGTACACCGATCAGGTGCGCGATGTGGCCGAGGACGGCATCGGCTACTACTACTGGATCACCTTCACCAGCAGTAGTGGCGTCGAAGGACCGCCCAACGCGCCCGGCGGCACCTATGCCGAGGTCATCCCCGATGTCCGCTTCATCATGCAGCGGATCACAGGGCAGATCGATGATGGGGTGCTGGCCTCGACTCTGCGCTCCAAGATCAACCTGGTGGTGGCCCCCGAGGATGTTGAGGTCGGTGAATGCCCGCATTGCGGATGAGGCCACTGCTCGTCGCCAATCGATCGCAGAAGAAGCCAGAGAGCGGGCCGAGAGCATAGAGCGAGAGAAGAAAGACCGGGCCGACGCGATTGACGCTGTCACAGCGAAGTATGACGACTCGATCGCGGATCTGGCGAAGAAGACCCAGGTTCTCACGCAGGAGGACAAGGCGCTCGCTCAACAGATCGAGACAGCCTTCGCTGAGACGGAGAAGAATTTTCAGGCTGCACTCCGAAGTGAGCGTAGTGCCTGGACCACCAAGACGGACGCGCTCGGGTATCGGATCGACACCACGCAAGCCAAGGCCGTAGACAACGCGGCGGACATCTCCGAAACCAAGAAGGCCCTCGCTTCCAAGACATCGGTGCTGACCCGGTCACTCGAGAGCATGACGGCGCGGCTCAACGCGACGCCGGTGTGGTCCTCGAACTTCGAGCCGGGTGCAGACTTCGACCGTTGGAAGACCAGCAGCAATGGCTCTATCGAAGCGGTCAGCACCGCGTTTGCCGGTAACCAGGCGGCGGTCATTCGGTACAACGGAGATACACCGTCATCGACGGGCACCACTCATAGCGTCTATGCCGAGGTCACGGAGACCCTGGCCAAGAGCTTCGTGGGCAAGCGCATCCGGTCGAGGTCTATGCCCGCAAGGCCCAGGACAACCCGGCCAGTGAGTTCGCGGTGGCGTATTCGACGGCGGCGAATGGCAATAGCGGATGGCATCGCTTCGAGCCAGGCGATAACTGGGCGCCCCACGAGTTCATGTGGACATGCCGCTCGATAGCTCCAATGCCGTGGATTACATCGGTATCTGGGGGGATACCAGCAACTCAGGCAAAGGGGTCGAGGTCGATCTCATCACGATTCGACCGCCACGACCGAGGAGGATCTGCCGCCATCACGGCAGCCATCAATGAGGAAGCCGAAGCGCGGGCCGAGGAAGACAAGGCCATCACCAACCGCTTCAGCGAGGACGTTTCCCAACTCGGGGAAAATATCGCCGGGGTGAAGGAGACGGTCAGTACCGAAGTTGCGCGGTTGGATGACCGCATCACCTCGACGTCGAAGAAGGTCGATACTACGCAATCGACCTCAACGGCAAGGTCGCGGCTGTTGAAACCCGGATGGAGACCCGGATCGAGGGAATCGCGCACTGGAGCACCTCGTTCGAGGGAGATGGCTCCATGGCTGGTCCGGCGGTGGATCGGTTAGTCCCGCGTCTGATTCGAGTACCGGGTCTCAATCGGCGCTGTTTACTTGGTCGGCAGGCAGTCCTTCCAGTGGTGGCCGGCCTGGCACGGCCAAAGCGATCCCCGAGCGCACCGCCATCCAGTTCGCTGGGCGCCGCGTCCGTGTCACGCTGGATGCCAAGCAGCCTTCAAGCGGCGCGGCATCCGAGTTCGCGGTGGCGTACAGCACCAGTGACGTGGGCAATAGCGGATGGCATCGCTTCAAGCTTCCGGCTCATGGAAGCCGTACAGCTTCCTCTATGACGTGCCTGAAGCCAACCATGGTGGTCGTGACTTTATCGGCGTGTGGGGCGACACGTCGAACAGAGGCAACGGTGTCCTCATCGACAACATGCGGATCGAGGTCGTGGCCGACGAGAATGACCTGCCGGTTCTCGAAACCATGTACGTTGCCAAGCTGCAGGCAAACGGCCTCATCGGTGGTTTCGGGATCTATAACGATGGCGAGACGGTGGAAGCCGGCTTTGACGTTGACCGGTTCTGGCTGGGCCGGACCAACAAGAACAAGGTCAAGCCGTTCATCATGGACGATGGCATCGTGTACCTGGATACCGCTCGCATTCGCCAGGGCGACATCCAGGAGGGGCAGCTTGGCCCCATCACCATCGGCAAGCTGACACAGAACAATGGCGATCCGCTGACCAATGTGGCCGGGAAGATCGTGGCCGATGCCATCGACGTTGATAACCTGCGCGTCGCCGAGGCTGGCAAGTTCTACGGTGACGTCTACTCGGGCAACTACCGCAGCGGCAGCCAAGGCTGGGCGATCCTCCAGAACGGCAATGTCGAGTTCAACCAGGGCGTGTTCAACGGCACGGTTGAGTTCAAGAACATCCGCGGTGCGGGGACCTGGCAGGGCGTGACACGGTCTGGTGGAGCGAGGTCACTGGTGGCAATAAGCCTCCGATAACGCCGACCGGACGGCGGACAACACCGCGAAGGGCATAAAGAACCAGGGGAAACTGGCGACCAAGGACAAGGCGGATTACATCGAGGACGTCCAGAATGCGCCTTTCATCCGTCTTGGCATCAATGCTATCCAGAGTGGAAGGATGCCAGCCAATACAGCGAGGCCCACAAGCAAGGCACGTTGATCTTCGAGGTCAGCAACGGCTTCGGCGGCTGGCCACAGGACAACGGTGGCGTCATCACCTACTGGACCAACCACAATCGGGCCGTCCAGGTCTTTTATGGCAATGGGGGTGACAAGGAGTGGGTGCGCGAGGTCCATCCCGCTACATATCCGAGCTGGTCGAAGTTCGTTCAAAAGGAGGTGTTCTCATCGGCTGACGTTGATGCTCTGCAAACGAAGAACGGTCCCAAGGAGGCCGGGGCCGACGTGACCGGCAATAACGAAGCCAAGAGCATCGTCAACCAGGGGCTGCTGGCCACAAAGAACAAGGCGGACTACGAGAAGGATCTGGAGAACGCCCCGTTCGTACGGGCCAGGGTCAATGCCTACTCCGAGAGCCAGAGCGCCGATCAGTACAGTGAAGCTCACAAGAAAGGCACGCTGATCTTTGAGGTGAGCAATGGGCAAGGTGGCTGGCCTGTCAGCAATGGCGGGGTCATCACACACTGGTCCAGTAACCGGCGTGCCGTGCAGATCCTGTATGGAAACGGCGGGGGCAAGGAGTGGGTTCGCGAAGTCCATCACTCGAGATATCCGAACTGGTCGCCATGGACGCGCCGGGAAATCTTCTCATCTGCCGACGTCGATGCTTTGGAAACGAAGAACGGTCCGCGCCAAGCTGGTGCCGACAAGACGTCCGAGAATGAAGCGAAGCGAATTGCGGGCCAAGGCAAGTTCGCGACCCGGGACTTTGCCTGGTGGGATGAGGTCAGCGGGAGCAATAAGCCCCACGATAATGCGGACGTGACCGGCGACAATACGTCCCGTGACACCAGCAATGTCAATGGACTGCCGGCCGATGTCGTCCGCAACGGCATTACGGGCTTCGGTTGCGACTTCTCTCGGGCGGGTACCGCGCCACTGGGCCATAACGGTGGCCAGCATGGGTATATCGAGTATGACGAGGGTATACACCAGGGTGGCGGCGTCTGGGTCGCGTATGACTGGAACAGGATGGACCGAAGTGGAGACCCGAGGCCGTGGACCGATGGCATTCACTTCCGCATTCCGTATGAGGTAGCGGGGGCCTTCAGTGGTCGGCGCATTACTGTGTCCGTCATGGAACAGCGATATTCCGACCACTGGTCCCGTGAATTCGCTGTTTCCTATTCGACCAAGCACGCAGGCAATAGCGGTTGGCATCGGTTCAAGACTTCCACGCATAGCACATGGCACACCCATTCGTTCGAGTATGATGTGCCGGAGCTGGAGGCGAGTCAGACCACATGGTCTATATCTGGCCATCTACCGATAACAGCGGGAAGCGGCTAGGTATAAAGCGCATCACTGTCACCCCGTCGAGTGACCGAGCAAGTCGTTCCGTCGATAACTGGACCCGCCCGAATTCGACCCTGATCGATGGCAACAAAATCTATACCGGTGATGCCTATGTCGATACGCTGCAGATCAAAGGCAATGCCATCACCGTTCCGGCAGCAACCTACAAGGCAAGGAAGGGGAGCTGGCATTATGCCAATAGTGAAGGGGGCTGGAACTGGCGCTCCTGGATGGCCCTTCACAACTTCCACCAAGATGATGCCGATATCTTCATTATGGCGCTGGTCCTATTCGGGATCGGACTCATCGAGCGGTGGTACCGGTGCTACCGCGACCGTAGGGGTCAAGGTCCGCATTACAATTGATGGCAGAGTGAAGCGGGAGATCGATGTCAGGCAGACGGACAGCGCTAGTGCACGCCCCAACGATGACTCTTATGCCTATGCCTATGTGACGGCAGCGGGGACCGCTGTCATCGGCTATCGGTTTCCTCCCTATAGCGGATCGAGGTCGATAAAAATTGAAGTGGTGACGATTAATTCAGCCATTGAGAACTGTTACATGCAGGCCCTGGGGGTGAAGCGATGAGTCGGTATGCCGATTACGAAGGCAACGGCGAGATTTTCTGTATCGTGGAGGGTGATCCAGGGGCTATCGATACGTCTCGCTTGATCGAAGTCGGGGAAAATGTCTCCGATGAAACGCACTACATCGACATGTCCCAGGCTATCTATTTCGCCCGCAAACGTCACACGTTTGATACCTCACACTCGATTGATGGCCTGACGGTAACATTCAGCAACCTACCGCCAGGGACGATCGTGCAGGTTCAGGGGCATGAAATGCTCTCGGACGGTGACGATAGCATTGAGTTTGATGTGCCCGGGACCTATGCCGTTGCGCTACAGCATCACCAGTACCTCGATGAGACGGTGGAGGTGACGGTTGAGTAAGCTATCAGTTACCACATTCGCCGATCTGGATGACGCGACGTCCCGGCATCTTGATGAGGCCGATCAAGTGGCTGAAAGGCTCTTCGCCGTCTGTCATCGCCGATGAAGCGAGGACTGCATGCGGCGAAAGCTGAAGAAGCGCTCCGCACAGAAGGCCCGCGCCCTTTGCTGGATGCTGAGGCCGATGCGCTCGATGAGCCGATTGATATCATCATCGCGCGAGTGACCGACCAGCGGAAGAAGTACGACGCCAAATGCGCTAAAATCGAGTCAGCCAGGATCAAGGCGAGGGCGGATATTCGTGCTGCTGCCTCGGCGGCAGAGCAGAAGCGAATCGTCAATCGGCTGTCTGCCGACCTTCAGGCTGATCCTTTCCCACAATGCCCACCGTGAGGTGCGCTATGTCACGTGAACGTGAATTCCTGCAGCAAGTCCTTCCCAATAACCCGTCAGCGGTCGCTTTCTGCGAGACAGTCTTCGAGATCTCGCAGGTACTGGACGACCTGATCGACGGTGACGCCCAACTGGATCAAGCACCGTCATTCGCGCGTTCTGGCGCGCTCTCATCGATCTGCCTGACAACCCCTTCTACCGCCAGCATGAGCCGTTCCTACGGCCACAACTGGCCACAGCGCTCCAGGATTGGACGGATAGCGTCACCCTGGAGCGATCCGGCGATGAGCATGACCGGCACCTGGCCTTTGTGCTGCGTGACCAATTGTCCGGCGTCGTCGTCCAATGCACCCGGCTAGTTGGTGGCTATGAGCTCATGAGGCAAGTCGGTCCCACGGTGCGCCGTTTCTTCCATGATGAGCGCTTGAACGATTACGTCGCCGGCTTTGAGGAACCTGGTGATGGCGACCAAGCCGAAGACCCGGATACCGATCCTGCCTACCAGGAGAGCGTGGAAGAAAGCCTCCAGGAGGATGCGTCATGAGCGGCGGCGGTGGCGGCAGCGCTGACATCGAAGACACCCCGGAACAACGCCACCTGGCTCAGGTGGCGGCCGAGAAGTGGAACTATGCCCAGCAGCACCTGGCGCCTCTCGAGAATGAGTACATGCAGGACGTGGCCAGATGACCACGCCCAGCCGAATGGGCTACATCGAGGGCCAAGCCAGCCAAGCAGATGCAGGCGACCCACGACTCATGGGAGAGGCCTCCGGGACGCTGAATCAAGCCGGGATCGACCCCAGTAGCGGGCGGGCACAGTCTGTCATGACCGGCCTGTCGCTGGATGCTGCAGAGGCTGGTGGCGCCAAATGGGGCGCGGTCAGTTCGAGCAGGAAAACCAGCAGGTCCAGGGGCTCCAGAACATCGTGGCGATGGGACAGGGCGACGCTGGGCAAGCGCAAGCCGGTCTCTCGACGGTGGCCAGCTATGCGCAGTCAGATGCCCGCAGCGAAGCTGTACAGAGCTTCAATCGACGTAGCGCGAACCTCCAGTTGCTCGGCCAGGTGGCCGGAGCCGGTACGCGCTATGGGCTCGATCAGATGGGCGGCGGCGGTAGTGCTGGCCTGGGGCTCGATACCGGCGTGAACCAGAGTGCCATCGATGCCTCGATCGCGCTGAATCGCGGCTAGGAGACGGATCATGGCGAGCTATCAAAACACGCTGGGCATCAATCTTCGGCCCCTCGGCATCGCAGACTGCTGAGACCTATGTCGATCCCCAGGCGGCTTTTCAGGGGGATCAGGCGCCTCTGACACGATCGGGCGCCTGAGTCGGGCACAGTGGGAAGACTGGAAGGCGCGATTCCGCCCCTATATCGATTCGCTGGCCAATGCGGCGACCCGGAACGAGGCGGCCCAGGACGCAGCGACGATGGCCCAGGAGTCGATGGCCACGGCGTATGACAACAGTGCCAGGCTCAAGACATGCAGCGACAGGGCATGGGGCTTCAGGTGTCCCAGGCGCAGCGAGGGGCCGACCAGCGGCGTCGAGCGCTGCAGAAAACCGCCAGTATGGTCTCGGCAGGCAATCAGGCCCGCATGTCTGCCCAAGATCGCCAGAGCAAGATCCTCGCCGGCGGCATGGGGCTGTCCAGCATTCCCGACAAGATTCTCGAATCACAGTAATCGCCAACTCACCGGGAGGTGACACATGCATATGCTCATTGGCCTGAAAGACGACCTTCAGGGAGACGCGATGCAAGGGCTGGGGGATCTGGCCCAGCAGCAGCGTCAGGACAAGCGCGCCGAAGAACGCATGGAGCAAGCCGAGCAGCAGCAGAAAATGCAGAACGTCGGCATGGGCGCAAGCATGGGCGGCATGGTCGGTAGCGCGATGGCGTCCGGTTCTGCTGGCGGCCCCATTGGCATGGCGATTGGTGCAGGCGTCGGCCTGCTGGCCAGCGAACTGATGTAAGGGGGCCACCATGCAGGACTTGATACGCGCGGCCTGGCCGATGGCTTCGCCCAGGGCTTCGGCTTGATGGACCGCTATTACAGGGACCAGGCCCAGCAGAAGCGGGCCGATCAACGCATGGACATGCAGCGTGAGCGCATGGATATGCAGCGTGAGGAAGCTGAGCGGCAGCGTGAGGCGGCACAGCGGCAGGAAGACCTACAAACCGTCCAGTTCACGCTCGGCAAAATCGCGTCCGGGATGGACATCTCCGATGAGGAGGTGGAAGTCCTCAAGCGCAACCCGAAATTCTGGCCGGCTCTCGATCCCGCGACTGACGGCTCTATCCAGCGGGCTGAAGCTGTGGTCGATCCCGATACCCCGGTGGATGTGAACGACCCCGAAAGCTTGGCGGCGCTCAACCAGCTATTCGGCTCCGAGATCAACAAGGGGCCGGGGGGCGAGAAGCGTGTTGTCGGCATGGTGCCTGGCCCGGATGGCGAGAGCGTCACCCTGGAGCTCGAGGTGACGGGGGAAGACGGTAAGCGCTACAACGCACCGATGACCGAAGGCCGGGCCCCGGGTGGTGATGACGACACCGTCATGCAGGTACCTGTTGAGCGTCTGGTACAGCAGACCCAAGGGATGCGTCGATACGACAGGCGTTCCAGACACCACAGGCACAGCAGAAGGCCAGCCAGGTATTGAACCTGCTGAGAGGCGGTGAAGGCGAGAAGTGGGAGCTCGAGGAGCACCCTCGGCTGGGCTGGGTTCAACGGAACACCACCACCGGCGAGATTCAGCCCGTCAAGCCCGGTGCTGGCAGCCCTATGAGGATCGGGGAAGTAACTACTGGAACCGTCCTACCGCCACCCAGAAAGACATCGAGTACATGGTGGCAAATGGCTTGGCCAAGGATCGTCAGCAGGCGTGGGAAATGCTGCGGAAAGGGAGTGGCGATAATGCGTATTCCCGCGCAGAAGATCGCATTGGCGCTTGAAGGATCGTGCCGAGCACCTCGAGAAGGTTGTCCGGGGCGAGGCAGCGACCGTGTCGAGTGAAGAGGACATCACGGAAGCCCGAGCAGAGTTGGAGCGTTTGCGGCAGCAGATCCGTCAGGAGGAAAACCAGACATACGGCATCCGTGTGCCCGAGAGTCATGAGCCTGCACCGGAACCTGAGTCGTCACGGTCAGAGAAACAGGCAGGCACTGAAAAGGGCGCCCCCGGGGACTCTCGCCAGCGTGAGCGTGGGGTACGCCCTGGACCGACTACCGAGGAGCGTAGTCCCGAGCGTGGCGGGCAGACAGATGGCCAGCCCAATGCCGACGACATCCTGAACAAATACCTCTAGTTCTCGAAGGAGCCGCGTGTGAACGCCGCTGACCAACCCAAGAAGACCCCGAGGTGGTCGGACATCGCCAACGCTCCGGCCTTCAAAAACGCCGATAAGGCAACGCGACAAGAGGTCCGGGGCAAGTTCTTCGATCGAGTCGTTCGCCCGAATACACCGGACGGCATGCTGGAGGAGGTCCAGAGTAAGTTCTTTACCCAGACCGAAAGTGATGTGTTCGGGGAAAAGCCCGAATCTGTCATTGATGGTGATACGGCATCAGACGATGGCCCGAATATGGCCAGCAATGCGCTGCGCAATGCCGGGGAACGGGGGCTCGATCTGGCCGGTAATGCGCTGCAGTTCGTTGGGAACATGGCCGAGAAAGGCGAACAACTCATTGCCGAGCACTTGGGGGGACTCAACCCGGGGTCGTCGGCGGTGAAGTGTCCGCGATGCGTGAGAAGGGCTACCAGCCTGATCTGGAGGTCGGTGGCTATGGACTCGACTTTACTACTTGGGCCAAACCGGAAGACACCAAGACCGGGCTGAAGACTGCCGGACAGGCAGTGAAGATGCGGAACTTGGCTACCAACCCAACTACACCATCGATCGGGCCCTCAAAGATCCTAGCCTGGAGACCCTGGCCGGCGCTGCTGCCGAGCAAGGGCCGGCGGCCTTGGCTGATATGGCGAGTCTGGTGGTGAATCCACCGGCCTATCTGGTGGCTCGGACTCAGGAAATTGGCGAGGGCCGCGTTCAGAATGATGGTCGAGAAGGGATGCCGGAGTGGTCGGATTATGCTGTATCTGGCCCGACGGCTGCGGCCTCGGTTCTGCTGGATCGATTGGCTTTGGGGAAACTGCTGCCAGGCGGTAAAGGCGCTGTCAGTAGCGTCCGCCAGGTGCCTGGCGCCGTAGGCCGTGCGACCGCGACTGAGGCTGGCACCGAAGCGGTCCAGGAAGGTGGTATCGAGTATGCCGGTGAATCTGTTGGCACTGAGCAAGGCTGGAATCCGGAAACGGCAGGCCGCCGTGCCGCTGGTGGCGCTATTGTAGGCGGTCCGACCGGCGGAGCGGTGCGTCTTGGCACTGCTGCGGCCGAGGCAGCGAACAAGCGTGCCACTGACGGCCAGGATGCCAATGATACGTCCCCCAAGCCTGCACAAGAGCAGCCCGCATCGCCGTCCTGGGAAGGCGACGTATCCCAGGAGGAGGGCACGACCGAATCAGTGGATAGTGATGCCGTGCGAGCTGCTGCAGATCTCATCCGCCAGCCTCGCTCTGAGCTATCGTCAGCCGAGCGGGAAGCGCGCGATTCGATCACCGATGGCGAGGCATTCACGGCGTTGCGTTCTACGGCGGAGGAGCAAGGCGATACCGAGGCCGTGGCGGAGCTGGATGCGATCAATGAAGAAGTATCGTCAGCGCTTGAAGAAGAAACCTTGGCCCGCAGTCGCGGTGAGGAAAACAAGCTCGAGCCTGTTCGCCAACGTCTCGACCAAGCGGCTCAGCGTTTTTCTGGGGTGATGGAGCGTCTGAACGGCGCAGGAGAGCCGGCAAACATCGAAGAGAACGTCGATCCATCCATGGGCTGAGTATGCCGGAGGGAAGAGAGGCCCCACAGGCGGAACCCGAGCCGGCGGATACCGCCGATCGGGCGGGGATGGCCCTCGATGTGGAGGAGTCCCGAAGCGAGAACCGTCAACAGACCGCATCCGTTCCGACGATGATGACCAACGAGATGCGGCGGCAACTCCGGGCACTTGGCCACACTGATGACGAGATCCGCAAGCTGCGTCCGCAACAGGCATGGGACCGTATTCGGGCCGGGCAGGAAGCCGGCGAGAACTCGATCAACGAGGCCGTGGGACAAAACACGGACATCGGTGCAGAGGTCACTAGCGACGAGGCTGAAAGTGATGGGACAACCAGCAACCGGCAAGCCCCTACGACGCGCGTTCCGGTCGATCAGATCCAAGTCGATCCCGCAGAGTACCAGTTCCGCACGGAAGTGAACGAGCAAGGTGTCGATTCCCGTCTGGAGGGTGTCGAGCATTGGGATGACATGCGTGCCGGCAACCTGGTCCTGCACGAGCGTGAGGACGGTCGCCTGTTCGCTGCCGATGGTCATCACCGAATCGACTTGGCTCGTCGGACCAAACAGCCCGATGTGAATGCCAGATCCTGCGTGAGAAGGATGGTTATAGCGTGCTGATGCCCGGCGTGAGGCTGCCGAAATCAATATCGCTGATGGCAATGCCACGGCTTCGGACGCCGCCAAGATCTTTCGTAACAGTGACGGAGATCCCGCTGACGTCATTACCGAACGGAATCTGCCGCGCCGTTCGCAGGTGGTGCGTGACGGGGCCGACCTGGCCAAGCTCAGTGACGAGGCATTCGGTGCCGTCTTGAACCACGTGGTTACGGAAAAGGACGGTGCGGCGATTGGTCGGTCGTTCGATGATCCCGAGCAGCAGCTTGCTGCTATCGATGCCTTTAAGGACATCAAGCCTCAAAACGACAACCAGCGTCAGCTTTTGGCCAACGAGGTGCGTCAGGCTGGATTTGCGGACACTCAAGGTGAACAGGGTGGCTTGTTCGGCGATGATCCGATGGAGTCGCTGATTGGTGAGCGGGTCAAGGTGATGGACAGGCTGCGCCAGGAACTGGTGCGTGACCGCCGCCTGTTCTCTACGCTGAACAGCAACGCGGATCGGGCACAGAAGGCAGGTAACCGCATAGCAACCGATCAAAACGAGGCGTTTCAGGATGCGTCAGCTCGAGCCATCGATCTACTCGAGCGTGTCACGACCACGCCCGACATCAATCAGCAGATCAACGACGCGGCACGTCGCGTTAGCGATGGTGAGTCAGTCGCCAGCGCCGCTCGCGAATTGAAGGAGACGCTACTCAATGGCAACTCGGCAACAGATGAACGTGAGCGCTCATCAGCACCTGACGGCGAACAGGATGCGGCAGCAGGCTATTCGAACGACCAGATCAATCGGCACCTCGAGCAGACGACACACGAACAGCGGGTACAAGCGAATCACGCCTGGACAGAGGAGAAGGAGAGTCTTCGGAACCAGGGATACTCGGAGGAACAGATCTTTCAGCACCTGTACGCGAAAGCCAACAACGGGAAGAAGCCTCCGAAGCCCGGCGAGGCGCCACCCAAGAAGTAAGCTTCAAGCTGATGGTACTCCGTTCCCGACACGGCGTGCGGTTCAAGCATCTAAGCGCTTCCGTGACACGCCAGGCGCCGAACCGGTGGAAGTTGAAGGCGGGTGGGGTTTTGTCCTGCCTGATCAGCCCGGTCAGTCTGCTCAAGCTGGAATACAGCAATCCTCGCAGGACAGTGACCAGGAGCGTCGGCCAGTCGAAGCGGCGAGCATCGAGGAAGATCTTTCCAACAACACGCCGCGTGGTCGCGAAGGCGAGCTGAGAGGCCAGGGGGAGACTTGGCGCACCGCTGGTGGCAGGGACACCACGCCTTTTCCGAAAGTGGACGTGAGCACGGAGCGTAAAGCCCGGAACACCCGGCGCCGAGCTGACCAGTGGCTCATCGATAATGCTCAGGCCGAGGCGCGTTCGCGCGGAGATAACTTCAATCTCCGTCAGTTCGAGCAACTGCGTGCCGGCAACTTATCGCCGGCAGATCAAGAATCTGCCGAGATGTACCTGTTCGGCGACGAGCAGTCGTCCCCGGTACGCTCCGCTTTGCGTGACCTGCGTGATACCACTCGACATCCGGGCGACGCTGCTGAATCCAATTCGCAACCGCGCTCCGATCTGGATATGCCGGAGGTCGATCAGCGACCGGCCCAGCCTTCTACCGAGCCAACGCGACGCCAGCGGCGTTCTACCGAGGAACTGGGCGGGATTGCCCAGGGCGACACCATTGAGCTGGATGCTGACGTGGGCTATGCCCGCGCCGGCGGCTCGTACCGCGTCAATACCATCCAGCGCGATGGGCGTGTGCACGTCACCAACTCTGATAGCGGTGCGTCCACAATCCTGGAGCGAGCAGACATTGCCGCTGCATCTCAACGGTCGGGCGGCCCTGTTGCCCGCCGAGTAGAAAATGACGAAGGCACGCTCCTCGAACCCCAGACAGAAGAAAGCCTGGCCCGGCGTGAAGACGAGATCCGCCAAGCTGAGAAAGCCGATGCCGACCGTCGTCGCGAGGAAGTGCAGCGCGCCAAGCTGATGTCGAGGTTGATGACTTCCGGCTGTCAGGGAGCGATAGCGATGCTGATATTGCGACCAGTTATGGCCAAGATACTCTGTTTAGCCTGAAAGATGGCTCCGATAGCACAGCGTGGGCGCGTGCAGAGCCAAGGGGCTGGATATGAGCCAAGAGGGGCGGATGCAGCGGGCCCATGATATGGCTACATTTCCGCCATCGAGGACGCGATCAGGGGGAATACGTTGACGGACAAATCACCCGAGTTGCCCCAGGACGAGAAGCGACTGGAGGAGCTGAAAGAGAAAGCCAGGAAGGCACAGCGCATATCGGACGAAGAGGGAGCGAAGATGATCTCCAGCGCCAAAACTCCGGAAGAGATGGGGAAAGTCATGAAGACTCTCCTCGAGGACTCCGACCGCGGGCTTTCTACCACGGAACAGCAGGAGATGTTGCGTCTTTTGTTCCCGGGCACCCAGATCGACTCGACAGTGGATGGCTCGGACAGGGAGTCTACCTCACCACCGACCGGCGAGTAGCCGAGCATTACGCGCAGCGAAAAGCACAGCGGCAGGGTAACCAGGAGGGGACGGCGATTATGTCGCTCCATATCCGGCCCGAGTCGTTGCTGCGCGTCCCTCCCACGTTCAAGCGTCTGCTTTCTACGGCGGGGCCGGCGGAGTCTGAAGCGTTTGCCGCATGGGTCCGAAGCCAAGGATATGACGGTGTAGTGACCCAGTATGGCGACGCTTACGAAATCGCAATGCTCGACCCGACCAAGGTGCGGTCTACGCAGGCGGCTTTCGACCCTGACGGTGAAAACAGCAGCGACCTGCTATTCTCTGCCTCTGGCGGCCAAGCGCCCCCTTCCGCCCCTCAGGCAGATGCGATTCGAAAGCGGCTGTCAGAATATCCCGAACTTTCCAACGTGGAGGTGGTGCAATCCGCTTCTGAACTGCCTGAATCGGTTCTGTGGGGCATGTTGAAGCAGGGGGTTCGTCCAAACGACGTTGGTGGGATCTATAACCCGGAAACCGGCTCACCGATGATCGTGGCCGATAACCTGGTCGATGAGGCAGATGCGGTTCGCGTAGGTGTTCACGAGGCGGTAGGCCACTACGGTATCCGTGGCGTGCTGGGAAAAGACCTCGAACCTGTGCTGGAGCAGGTTTTCCGAAGCTATGCCCGGTCCGAAGCGGGGCGTCACAACATCGCAGAGATCAAAGAAGCGTATCCGCATATCGCCCACAAGGCGCATACGCGGGAAGGTCGGCTCGAGCTCGCCGAGGAGTTGATTGCGCACACTATCGAGAGCGATGCTCGGCCCAAGTTGCGTGAGCGAGTTATGTCGGCGATACGCCGCCAGTTGCGTAAGCTGTTTCCGGGCATCGAGTGGCGGACTTCAGACATCCTGGCGTTGGGTGAACAATCGCGGCGATGGTTGCGCCGGCAACAGGCGCAGCGTGCCGCCGATCAGGTCGCGCCGACCATTACGCGTTATAGCCAGCGTCGTGGCGACAACAAGCCGCAAGACTTCATCGATAGGCAACTCGGGGAAGGGCGGGTACGGTACCTACAAACGAAGAAAGGCCCCGAGTGGCTCCAATCGGTCCAGCTACAATTGCCGGAGGAGGGAGTCGCCCAAGGCCCTGATACGAAGATACTTACGCCAGATGATATTGGCAATCAGGACAACCGCTACAGTCTCATCCAGCAGCAGGTGGTCCTTTCGCCCGAGGACATGGCAGCCCGACTGCGCGAGGAATTTCCAGGCCTCAAACTCGATTTGATGGGGCGCGGCCAAAGGGTGACGGTATCGCGTGTCGTGGCACCAGAACGTGGACAGGGTATCGGCTCCGCCGTCATGCAGCGCCTGACGGACTGGCCGATGCTTCGGGCCGCACCCTGGCCTTGACGCCGTCCAGTGACGTCGGGGGTAGCGCGAAACGCCTACGTGAGTTCTATCAGCGTTTCGGCTTCGTGGAGAACAAAGGACGTCACAAGGACTACGAGATCAGCGAGGCCATGTATCGTGAACCTGATCTTGCGTCGGCGAGCTTCGGTTCAGTATCGCGAAGCAACCGGGTACGGCTGGTGGCAGGTTCAGCAGTACCGACAGCACTGGCTTTGCCATGCCGGATGAAGGGCTACGCGACGTCGCGCTGCGTAAGGTGGCCGACAAGATGCGCCCGCTGAAGATCCTCGAAGACGCGATCCGCCAGACTGGCAGGGAGATCGAGGAGGAGGCTGATGCTTACCTGGCTGAGGAGCTGTTCCATGGCAAGGTGGAGTACGATCTGCGTCAGTTGCGAGAGCAGTATGTAGAGCCGTTGGCAGAGGGCCTGGCCAAGGCCGGGATCAGCCAGGCGGAGCTCGACGATTACCTCTATGCGCGGCACGCGCCGGAGCGTAACGCGACCGTCGCCGAGCGTAACCCGGACGACCCAAGCCTACAGATGGTGGCTCGGGCATGTCGAATGCGGAGGCTGCCGAAGTCATCGAGCGTGTGGCCAACTCCGGGAAACAAGCCGAGTACGATCGCTTGGCGAATATCGTCTATGGCATGACGCGACTGCGTCTTGAAGCGATCCGTGAGGGCGGCCTTGAGGACGACTCTGTCGTGGAGGTCTGGGAGTCCCAATGGCAGCACTACGTGCCGCTCAAGGGTAACGCTGCAGATGACCCCGGGCGCCCCGAACGGGCAAAGGATTCGAAGTAAGTGGGCGTGAGTCCCGTATCGCGGGTGGCCGTAGGTCTCTTGCCGACTCGCCGTCTTCCCAGGTGATTGTGGATGTCAACGAGTCACTGATCCGGCGCCGCAAGAATGAAGTGGCCCAGGCGCTACTCTCCATGGTGACAGACCATCCGAATCCTTCTCTTTGGGAGGTCTTCACGGATGACTCCCCGGATACGCAACGCACGCCAATCCGAGTAACGGACTGAAACGGGGCAGAAGCGCATCGAGGTACGGGAGCAGCCGGTGAACATGGCCGGCAACGACCGCTACTTCAAGGCCAAGCGTGCTGGACGTAACTACTACATCAAGCTCCACGACGAGCGGCTCATGAACGCCATGCGGAACGTGGGCCCCGAGAACAACAATACCCTGATTCGTGCTGCCGGCGCGGTGACACGTGCTATGTCATCGTTGGTGACCAGTTATAACCCCGAGTTCATGCTGACCAACTTCTCCCGCGATGTGCAGACCGCACTGCTCAATCTGAGTGCTGAGCAGACCCGCGATGATGGCAAAATCAAGGGCGAGCAGATCGTTCGCCAAACGGCGCGAGACATCAAGCCAGCCATGTTCGCCGCATGGCGGGGGCTGAATGGCAAAGAAGGCAAGGATGCCAAACAGCGCGAATGGAACCAGTGGTTCGAGGAGTTCCAGGAAGACGGGGCCAAGACGGGCTACTTCGACATGAAGGACATCGAGGCCAGGCCAAGGAAATCCAGTCGATGGTCCGTCGAGCGGATGGTACGACGCTGTCGCACATGCTCAAGGCGCGGAAGAAGACCACGGACTTCGTGGAGAACATGAACGGTGCCGTCGAGAACGCCGTCCGCCTGTCGGCCTATGCCAATGCCCGGCGTGCTGGTGTCTCGCGAAAGAAGGCGGCTAGCCTGGCCAAGAACATGACGGTCAACTTCAATCGTCGCGGTGAAGCCGGGACGGCTCTCAACGCGGCCTACATGTTCGCCAACGCTTCGATCCAGGGCACCATGAACTTCGCCCGAACCATGGTGACCGTGAAGGATACGCCGAAGGGCAAGAGCCCGATGAACGTATGGTCGCGCATGAACCTGGCACAAAAGCTTGGTCTGGGGATGGCCACCGGATCTTTCATGCTGGGCATGCTCAATCGGTGGCTCTCTGAGGAGGATGAGGACGGGGTGCTGTTCTATGACAAGATCCCCGACTACGAGAAAGAACGAAGACTGGTCCTGATGACTGGCTGGATGGGGGTGATGACGAGGATTACATCAAGATCCGTTGCCCTACGGCTATAACGTCTTCTCGGTGGTGGTACCCACGCTGAAGCGGTGGCGGCCGGCTCCGAGGAGGTCACCGAGGCGGCCAAGAACCTGGTGTTGGCCGTGGCTGGTAGCTTCTCGCCGATCGGCTTCGAAGATTCTGACGAGGCACACTCGCTGTTTCTCAAGAACCTGACGCCGACTATCTTCCGCTCGATCACGCAGATCGGCGTCAATGAGAACTTCTCGGGCCGACCGATCTACCGCGAGGACTTCCCGTTCGGTACGCCGACGCCGGACAGCTCTCGTTCGTTCCGCTCAACTCCCGAGGCCTATCAGGCTTCGCGAGCTTCCTGAACGAGTTCTCCGGCGGCACGGACAACATCAGCGGGGAAATCGATGTCAGCCCTGACGTGATGCAGCATCTGGTGAACTATTACGGTGGCGGGGCTTGGGCTTCGTGGAGAAAACAGCAGACTACGCCAAGCGTATGGCCACCGGTGAGGAAGTGGATCGGTACCGCGTGCCTTTTGCCGGCCGCTTCATGGGTAGTGTCAACGAGTATGGCGACATGCAGCGTTTCTACGAGCGGCGCGACGAACTGGGACAAATCGCCAATGAGGTCGAGTCCTTACGAGGTATGGATCGGGTGAACTACAGGCGCGGTAATCAGCAGAAGCTTCGCCTATTCAACCGTGCGACCCATATCGAGAAGCGGTTGAGGGAGCTCCGTAAGCAGCGAGATCGTGTCGAGGCGACAGAAACGCTGCCCGATGAAGCCAAGGAGCGGCGTATCGACATGCTTGAAAAGCAGATGCAGCGCTGGGTCGATGACTTCAATCGACGCTACAACCAGCTTGAGTGATCAAGCCCGTCGGTGGCCTCGAGCTCCTCACGTTGGAGCGCGACGGTCTCCGGCGACTTGCCGGACCGTTGGTAGTAGAGCGGATCCCAAAAGCGTTTGAACTGCTGATTCACGTGTCGGGCAATCAGGTGGTGGGTCGCGATGCCTGCCACGGACCCAGCCGGCAAGCAGCCGTAGGTGGCAATGAAGTGTAGAAGTGCGGCTGGGCATACAGTACGCCTTGGGAAGCGAATACCAGGAAGCTGGTACCGATGCCTGCCGTGATTGCCCACGGCTTGCGGTAGTGCTCCAAGGAGTAGAGGCGCTGAATCTTCCGCTTTTCCTCGTCACTGAAGTGGAGCATGTAAGCAATACGATGAGGCATAACAAGAGGGTAGCGCCTCTAACTTTGAGATGCGAGGGCCTAGCGTACTTGCGTGGAGCAATATCGGATTTGCTATGCCGATAAGAGCCAACCATCTGGATTGATAATCAGCGCACCCTAAGAGGAGCTGGAAAGAGCGTGTGAAATATTATCATTCACTATGGGTGCGTTGACGCTTACTCCGTTGGAATTCCGTTTATGAGAAGATCGTGAGTTATCGGTTAAATCGAGAAGTTGCACTCAATCAGTTAAAAAATGTTGCCAATATTTATGGCGTGTGGTTTATTCCCCTGCAAGCTCCTTGAGCACTGGTACTGCCTTTGTATATCCATAAAGGCGGCTAGCCTGTGCTTGGCGGGTGAGTAGTTGCTGAAGGGAGGGGTAAGGCTAACACTAAGTATTAAAAAAGAATAAATGAAAGCCGCGCTTTAACCATCAGATAAAAACAATCGTCGATTTTTAGTAGCATCAGAAGAATGTTCTCTCTCCTTTTTGAGTGGATTGACGATGGCGAAGATTACCTATACTGATGGTGTTAGTGATAGCTGGATGAATTGGATCGAGGTATCCAATATTGATCAGATTGACACGATCCAGGGCAACGGCGTTGGTGAGCAGGCCGTACCACTTCTGGAAGGGAATGTTTACTATTCAGGCCGCGACCTGTCGATGACGCAGGTCCGTGGCTATGATAATTATAACAATACCGGTGGTGGCGATGGCGTTCTGGCTACAAATGACTGGTTCCCTAATGACGGCATCGATGACAAGCTGGAATTCTCCGATGATCAAGGAAGCGAGTACGTCCCAGATATTGTCGTGAGAGCCGATGCTAACGTTATATATATTGATGCGGCGGGAAATACCAGGGTCGTAGCAGGCGTTAAGCTTGAGGTCATACAGGTTGAGATGGAGGATGGGTCTTTTCGGACGTTCCTGTCTCCGGTCTCATCTGACAGCCTCGACAATCTTGGAGAGATTTCTTCGATAGAAATCACTAAGGTTTATGATTCAGATGACAAGCTCCTATACAGCAATCGTAGCATTGAAGGCACGACGGTCTGCTTTGCTGAAGGAACCTGATTCAGACTGCTGATGGCGAAATTAAGGTTGAAGATCTGCCATTGGCGACATGGTTCTAAGTGCTGATGGTAAGCAGCTACGGGTCAAATGGATTGGTCGTCAGACTGTCAGCAATACTGCCGCGATCATGAATCCACCGGTGATGATCCATAAGGATGCATTAGGCGAAGGAAAGCCACACAGTAACCTGCACGTTACTGCTGCTCACGGCATGTATATCGATGGCCTGGTCATCAATGCCGGCGCACTCGTCAACAATGATACCATTGCGTTCATGTCCTGGAATCAGTTGCCGAAGACAGTGACCTACTATCACATCGAGACCGAGAATCACGAATTGATTGTGGCAAATGGCGCAGAAACAGAGAGCTACGTAGACTATATCTCTCGTCAGCGTTTTGATAACTATGATGAATATGTAGCGCTCTACGGCATCGAGACGCGCATCGTCGAAATGCCTTGCCATCGTATCTCGTCACGCCGCTTGGTGCCCATGGCTGTGCTTGAGCGCTTGGTATTCAGGATATGGCGCCAATACCCAAGTCAGCCTGAGAAGGCCAAAAAAGTAACCTTCCGCTTTCCCACTATATTGCCCGCCTTAGATCAAGGCGGGCTTTTTCATTTACTCGTGCTGCGGTGAAGATCCTGCACACGAGTAGCTCGTACTAATGGGTATCACCGGGGACATCGGCAAGGAGGCTGAGGAGCAATGGGGGCAGGCTAGGCGCGACGGAGCGCATAGGCTCCAACATAATTGGCTACGCGAAAAGAGTCCATGGCTGTTGGCTAGGAGCCCAGCTAGAGGAAGAAGGCAGGGATGGCGATCCAGCTCACCAGTAGCCAGGTTCCCAGGCCGCCCTCGAGCTGTGTCATCACCACGCCGCCGAGCATCAGCAGGCACATGGCGATTCCAAGGATGTCCGATAAAGGCATGGTGCAGGGTAGCGCTCCATCCATGGAGACGCGAGGGCCAAATTTTAGTCGTCAACTTGAGGAACGCGATAAGGAGGATATCTATATCATGATACGTCTTCGTGCTATGGGATGTGTTAGCAATAATAAGCATGAAAAGTAAGTAGGGTTCTGGGATGTTGTGCGTCAGAGGGGAAGGGTATCGCTAACCGGTTTACGTTGGAGCATCAGTTTTCTATACTGGTAAATGCCATAGCATACCCCTGCTTATGGTGCTTAGTGCTTGGCCCGGCGAAAGCCGGGCCTCTTTTTTGGTATATCGAACATATAATAAGCCCCGCTTGGAGCACCAAGCGGGCTTATTTACTTTGCCCGTGAGAGTAGGTTAGGCAATCTTGTAAGTTTTATCCTCAACCCCCAGGCGTTGGCGGATAGCCAGAGGGAGCAGACGGCGAGAAGAGATGCGATGGCGCGGCATTTCGGCTACGCGGGTCTCAATGCCATAAAGCTCCATATACTCGTCGTAGTTGTCGAATGATTGACGAGTCAGATAGTCCACATAGGTTTCGGCCTCGGCGCCATTAGCAGAATGACTTGGTGGCCCTCGGTCTCAATGTGGTAGTAGGTGGCGTCCTTGGGTAGCTCATGGCGCGGGACATAGTCGATGGTGCTTTGGTTGACCAAGGCACCAGCGTTGATGACCAAGCCATCAATGATCATGCCGTGATCTGCTGTTACCACCAAGTCACGGTTCGGCAGGCCAGATCCCAAAGCCCCTTCAGTGATACGCACTGGCAGCTTATTCAGTGCAGAAATGCGCTTCCCTGTGCTCTGACGACCGATCCACTTGACTGGTACAGCCTTCTCATCAGCCGTCAGGACCAGGTCACCAATCTCCAGTGTTTCCACTGCCACTTCACCATCGGGGGTGGCAATCATGGTGCCGGCAGCGAAGCACTGCATGGTGAAAGTGCCATCATCACTGAAGAAAGAGTCTGGGTCGTTTTGATACTGCTGGTACTGCTCAGGAGTCATTTCGATGTTGGCGGTGGTATTGGTTTGTCCAATCCCATCTTGTACATCCGAAATGGTCAGGGTTTGGGTGTCGGGGTCATAGCCGACTTCTTCCCAGGAATCTCCTGGGAGGTTAAGCTGATCACCTTGGGCCATGCCGCTGACGTTGAAGGTGGGGCTATCCAGCAAGCCAATGCTTGGTTGTTGATAAGTGAAACTACCTTGGCCACTGTTATCAAAATTGACATCAAAGGTGTTTAGCCACTCAGAGTACTGATGTCTGACCCGTCAAGGGTCATTGAGCTTGAATCTTCGATGTTGAATGTGTTGCCTGTAAGGGCTGAAGCATTCAGCACCCCTTGATCCAGGGTAAGATCGCCCCCGTTCCTGACAGTAAATATAGGGGACCCTGCCACATCGGCCCCGGCCGTGATGGAGGCTGTTGTTGTTACACCATCAATGATCAGTTCATGAGAGTTAAGTGCGTTAATCTGAAGAACATCATGATCTTGCGTGTTCTCATCAACGGTGGTCTGTCCGCCGCCTACTCCAAGGTCAAGTATTGCCAT